TGGGATCTGCTCCATGGCGGTCTGGGCAACATCACGTGCTGCCTGCGTCTGGTGGGGACCTTCAAGAGAGGTCATCACCCCAGATAGCGCCATAAAATCATTACGGATTTGCTCATCAGGGTGGCTAAATAAATACTGGTACAAGCTGCCGGTATCTTGTCTCTCTATGGTCATAGAAGCCAACCTATCAAGATCAAAGTTGTCTGGACCTGGATTAGCAGCCTCAAAGTTTTGCCGCGCCGTGGTGTTCATGGCCCGCTCAGCGGCGCCAGGAAACTGCTGCTGTTGGGCCTGCACCCGTGCCTCCTGGGCGTTGCGGAAGTAGGTCGTCAGCTTGCCCTGCAGGATCTGCACGGCATCCTCAGACGGCACGCCATGCAGCTCTGGGAAGATGTCAGTTATACCACCAAGGCCCACGTCGGCTACATCGTCCCATTGCACGTGTGACGTCATGAGGTCATCCATATAATCAAGGGCAATTTTCGCCACGTCCCTGACATTTTCATCTGGGATACGCTCATTGATGGCAGCTTTTGTCTGTTCATATAATCGCCGCGAAAAATCACCATCAAGTCGCAGCTCCTCAGGCGACAGCCTCTGCATCTCGTACAACAGCTCAGGCACGCCTGAGTTCTCAACCAGGTTGGCCTGCTGCAAGGCATGGGTCGCCTGCGCGCGTTCACGGGCAATCCGGTTTTTCTCAGCCGCCGCGTCGTAATCGGCCTGGGCCTTGGCCCGCAGGCTCTCCTCAGACAGCTGCTCGAGCCCCATGTTCGGGTCAATGGGAAAGACATCCTTTTTCTTGTCACCACCGTACTGGCCCACGATCTTCCGGGCATCGTTGACGTGCTGCTGGTCATAGGTCACCCGCTTGCCCTTGTAGCCGTAGGTGACAGAGGTGACATCATCTTGTAGACCGGTGGCAAAGCTGGAGACATAGTCAGGGCCCTCAGGGTGGCCGACACCTGTCTCAGCCAACCGCTCATCGTATATCCCAAGCAATGCCTTGGCAGACTTCTTATCAAAGTCCAGTTCCACGTCCTTACGGGTCAGTGGCTTGCCCTTGTTGATCAGCTGCTGACGGCTGCGGTTATCCATTCCATCAAGCTGCTCGGGCGTTTTGGTATGGCCCTCAAAATGCCAGAGCGGGTCTCCCTTGTCGTTGTACTCGACCCAGTACTCCAGGTTTCTGGCATCATTCAGGTCCATGCTGGCCCACCGGTCGGCCTGGATGGTGCCGCCGGTCCAGATCAGGTAGTCATCACCGTCCTCAATCGCGTTGGACAGCTGGTGCTTCAGGTTCTGCAGGCCATATGTCTTCTTAGCAGGGCCCTGGGGCGGTGGCACGGCCCGCAGGTTCAGCTCATCAGCCGCTGCCTCGTCCCAGAACTCGAACAGACGACGGTCCATGACAGCTATACCACCCTGGGTACCAGCCTCGATAAAGTCCATCGAGGCATCAGGCGTGTCAGCAATTGTCATGTCAATACCAAGCTCGGCCAGCCTCTCCCTGGCCTGCTGAATCTTCGCCGTGGCTGCATCACTGACTGGCTCATCCCAGTGGGCGCTCGCTGCCATCTCAACCCAGTGCTGCTCCTCAGGTGATGCCGGCCTGATCTCCTGCTCCACGCCCTCGTAGTCATAGCCCGACGGCCACTTGCGAATGTCACCATAGTGGTGGCCCCCAGCCTTCTGGTACTGGATCTGCAGGTCTGACTGCGACTCATCGATGTGCCTGTACCTAGTGCCGTCGGGCAAGACACGGCGGTCAGCCTTGCTGAAGTGGGTGATGTCTTGGCTGGCCCCTGAGAAGTGAGGTGAGTCGATCCGCCGCGGCTGACGGGCCCTCAGGCTCTCGCGTTCTGGGAACAGCTCCATGTACCGCGACAACTGGGACATGTCGACCCCCTGGTCAAGGAGGTGGTCGACCCGGTGCTGGCCGTATTTACTGGACAGCTTCCCGTACTCGGCCACGTCGGCCGGGATACCAGGCCGGTACTTAAACAAGGCCTCCTCATACTCGATGGCCTTGTGAGGGCTATAACGATCACTGGTCGGGTAGGACGGTGGCCGTGGCTGCCGGTTAGGGTCAGATAAGCCCAGGTAGTTGAGACCTAGCTCACCTGCCTCCTCAAGTGCCTCAGCAGAGGTCGGCAAAGGCGTGACCTCGCCCTCATCTGCCACCTCCTGTAAACCTCGTTGCATCTCGGTTTGCAGGGCCATGCTAGGGCCCATTGCGTCCAGCTCTGGGGCATCGGGCCGGCCCCACAGGTCAACCTCGTACGACGTAGGTCGATGTGGTCCTTGACCCGCAACTGGTTGTGGCAGACGCCCCAGCACCCCGGCCCGCTGCAGGTCGCGCGCAACTGGCAACATCTGCTGCTGTGCCTGGGTCTCCAGCTCATAGGTTGGTGACTGCTCAGACATAAGGAACTCAAGGATCTGCTGCCGGGTCACCGGCTCCCTGGACCTGGCAAAATACCCAGGCAGGCCAGACAGGCTGTATTCCTCAGTTGTAACCGGGAACTGCATACCCTCAGCCTTGAACGTTGCACCCTTGGTCAGCCGGTTGAGCCACTCCTCGGCCGGCAAGGCCTTCTTGACGTCCATTCCACGGAGCAGCTGCTCCATGGGCGAGAACAGGTAGTTACCAAGTGGGCGTTTAAACGGCATCGTACAGCGACTCCCAGTCAGGGTCATCAACGAACAGGCCGATAGTCCAGCAGAGAGGCTCACCGATCACCCTGACCAGCTTACCTAGCCCTGACCCACCGTCCCTGAGCTCACGCGCCCGCGCCTCAGCGATGGGTGCCACGGCGCGTCCTAACCATGGGTGCCGGCGCATCAGCCGCACAAACGGGACCGCCCACCAGCGATAACCACGCAACGTGACCGGGCTCATGTGCTCAACGTGGTTGGCGCTGGCGTAATACAGGTCAGGCTCCATTAGGCCCTTGTCCATGAGATGGGTGCAGATGACCCAGCCACCGCCACCTCCGCCTCCGCCACCACCGTCCTCGTCATAGGCCTCGCCACCAGCCACACCAGCAGCCGCGTCATGGGCCTCACCGGTATCGGCCGGGTCGTCATCATCTATTGAGTCATCGCCAGTTGACACTGTATAATCACGAGACTGACTTTGATTTGAGGCGTACATAGCGCCCTCAGGTGAAGGCGAATCAATGCCCGGCACGCCGCCATCGGGATCGCCTGTAAACCCGTAGTCGCTGAAGTCCCAGCCACCTGGTCCAGGCGAGCCAAGCTTACCAGTATCCCAGGTTGCCGGGTCAGCGTTCTGCCAGGTCTGGTCATAGAAGCTCTTGCCGTAGTTGCCAAAGGTCAGGTTGCTCTCCAGGGCCTCCTTGTAACTCAGTGGGTTGGGGTAGTTGGTGTACAGCCCCTCGGCCTTCGACTGATCCAACGCCGTACCAGCCGCTGCGCCCGCCGCGCCAAGACCTGGCACCCCAGTTCCCATACTGGCACCAAGGCCGACGGCACCAAGGGCACCAGCCATATTACCAAAATTGCTGCCCGTCCCAGTCTGGCCACCGCCTGGGCCACCGTCCTCGTCCCAACCGCCATCCATGTTCGGGTTGTACAGGCCAGGGTCGTTGGGGTCGATCGGCTTGGGAGACGCCGGCGGCAAGGCCCCATAGCCTGTATACCGTCCCTGCCAGTTCCAAAAGGGCATCTATTCCTCCTCATCCAGCATCAACGGAGCCATGGCTGGCAGCTTGAACAGGTCGCTAAAGCGACCAACTGGCGAGTGCCCGGTACCGTACTCATGGCCATACTCGCTAAAGATATATGGGTCTTGCTCGTCAAACAACGCCCGGGCCTCATCAAGTTTATTTAAAAATTCCGGCACCACCAATCGCAAAGGATAATCCTCGACACCAGCGTCACGAGCTGCCCGAGCACGGTGGCGTGACTCATGGCCGGTCACTCGCCAGTCTGTATCCGAGTCTGAGTGCCTTCTAAGCCGAAGAAACGGCATATCCCCAAACCCAGGCGGTGTCTCACCGTATAATTCAACCACGCCTCTAATCTCTGAGGCTTGCTGTCCTAGCCCTGGCCGCTGACCTTGGTACGGAAGCAAATGTTGCCAGGGCCGACGCCTCATAATAGCATGAAGGTATTCAATATTGCGCATTGTCCATGGATCATATGGGTCGTCCATCTCCAACGCCAGGTCTAAAAACTTCTTAGGTGTCGTGATCCCGAACAACTCATCGCCGTACTGACCCTCATTCTTATTGATATGGTAGCGTGATGCCTTTGGGTCGATTAACCCCAATACCCCAGGATATTCACGCTCAATCCCAATCGCCTTGCGCACAACTGAGCGGTCAGCGCCCAGGTTGCGCAGTGCCCCGACCGCCTGGCGACCGTATGGAAGCAACCATTTAGGATTTGGCATCACCACCCTCGATCTTCACAGTGTTGGCCTTCTCAGCCGCCTCGCCCATGGCCTCAGCCACCTTGACGTCGGCATCAGCCTCGGCCTTGGTCTGCTCGAGCTTGGCCTTGGCCTGCAGCTCCATGAACTTGGCCTCAATGGCCGCCGTGGCCTTGCCCTGGGCGATCATCACGTCTGCCATGGCCCGCATCTTCATCGCCTCGAGCTCCTGGTTAAGCTTCATGGCGTCGGTCTCCTGGTCAAGTGAGGCCTCAGCCTGCTGAAGCTGGATCTGCCCGGCCGTCTTGACCTGGTCGACCTGCATCTGGCTGGCAGCCTTAGCCTCGGCCACCCGGATGTCAGACGCTGCCTTGGCCTCGGTCGCCGCTATGGCCGCCTGGCTCTTGGCCTGCGTCGCCTCGACCTGTGCCTTGCCCTTGGCAATCTCAACCTCGGTCAGGGCCTGCATCTCACCGTCGCCCTCGCCGTCCTGCGGGCCACCTGGCGGTGGCGGGCCCATCCCCATTGGCGCCTGCTGCACGACCATGGCAGCAGCCTCACTGATCTGGGCATCAAGGATCGGGTGGATCTCCTCGAACTCATCGTCCGGGTCAGCAAAGTCAGGCAGCATGGGCAACGGGGCCTGCAGCCGCTGCTGCATCTGCACCCGGTAGTAAAGTGCCATGTGCTCCGCCCGGTGGGCCATGTAAGCCCCGATCCAGATCTGCTGCGCCTGCGGTGGTAAGGCGCTGAACCAGCTGTCAAGTACCACCATGTGGGCCTGATGGTCCTGGTCGATCAGGGTCTTGATTGGCTTGCCCTGCATGATGGCGATGTTCTCAGCGATCGGGTCGAGTCGGACTGCCTCCTGAGGCTTTTGCAGAATGGCCTCCCAGTTCGGCACCCGCAGTGCCTCGTACATTCGCTTGTGCGCCTCATACCGGTCATGCAGGTCAGGCGCGTCCTTGGCCATTTGCAGGGTGGCCTGTGCCTGGCCAACCCGCTGGGTGATTGAGAAGATGTTGGGGTCAGACGTCGGCACCACGTCGACCCGCTCGTCGAAGTCTGCCCGGCGGACCACCTTGTCCTCACCAGCGACCTGGTATGGGTACTCATCATCCAGGTGGCGGCCGTTCAGCTTGGCAAGCAGTTGGAATTCCTGCATCTGCGACCAGTGAGACCGCTTGTGCACAGCTGAAAAGACCTTGCTGCCCTCCTCAAGGAGCGCAACCGTCGTGCCAACCGGCGTGTTCTGGTTGGCATCGGCGATGTTCATCTCGATCGTGTTGGCGAACCGCTTACCTGTGTCGACGAGGAAGCCGAGCAGCTGAAACAGCACGGCCGACGGCTCCTTGAACGTCAGCGGCATGACCGCCTTGCGGATATCATCCACCGGGGCATCGATGTCTGGGAACTCGCCGGGGCCAATCTCGATCTCACCACCGTCGACACGGCCCTTTAGCTTGAGGCCACCCTGCAGGTTTGCATACTGAGCTGAGTCAAGCAGCGCTCGCAACGACCCGGTCGCCGCCTCGTTCAAGCCGCCAATCGCGTGGTACAGACCATAGCCATGGAAGCCAAGACCTGGCAGGAACTTATAGCTGATATACCAGGTCTCACGGTTAAACTGCTCGTCGTCCTCGTCCCAGTTGCGACAGATGCGGACCACCTTGTTGGTCTGCGGGTGCACGGTGATGGTGTAGGGCCTGGCGATCCCATCCTTGCTGGCATGCTCACCAGGCAGGTCATAGTCAACGCATTGCTCAATGAGGATTATCTGGCCGTCATCAGAGTCAGGTGACTGGGTAACACCCTGGATCTTGTCAATAACCCCTGAGGTATAGTCATCCGTCTCCGACGTGACCTCGGCCTGTGGGTCATCAAGGCCGACGTAGAAGTCAGCCACCACGTGCTTGGCGTAGTCGTTCGGGGCCGGACGCAGGATATGACTGATCCGCTTGGCAGTCTGCAGGTCCCGGGTATCATACTCATGGACCACCAGGTCATCAACCGTGACGTACCTGATTGTCGTACGGCCGAGGAGTGGGTCGTACCAGGCCTTGCGAAAGATCTGGCCAACAAGCGGCTTGTGAAACAACATCTGATCTAGATCGGGGAAATACTCCGGCATCTCGGTCGTAAGCTGGTAGTTCATATAGTCCTTGACCCGGTCCTTCTGCGCATCAAGCTCGTCACTGATCTCCCCCATGACATTCGAGTTGACCGGCCCCTCAGAGGGAAAAAGCTCAGCGATCGCACGGGCCTGGTACTGGGTGGCCGCCTCAGCGATCAGCGGGTGCCGAACCTCGCTCAGGCCACGGATCGACCGGGCGTCATTATCACTGGTCGAGTCATCAGCGAGCAGGACCTTCAGGCCCTTCTCGTACAGGCTCTCCCATGCCGACCGCGACGCCTTGTCGGCCAGGAACCCCTCCATGACCTCCATGCCAATCTTGATAAGCTCGTCATCGGTAAAGTCCTCGACCAGGTTGTCATAGTGCTCCAGGTCGTCGACATCTGGCTCAACACTCTCGGCGTCAGGGTCAACGACCTCGATCGAGCCATCAGGCAGCTCTATCACACCCTCCTCAAGAGGCTGCGGGTGCTGGATCTGGAAGGGTAATGTGTCGCCCATTCAATCTCTCCTAGCCGTACAACGGCTTTTTGCGCTTCTTCACCTCGTCGCCACTGTCCCAACCGTCCTGATCATCGGGATGGGGCAACAGCCACATGTTCCGCAGTCGCAACCAAGCCTGGGTGCAGGTATCCACCAGGTCGGCACCATCACCAGCCGGGAAGACCGCGCACTTCTCAATCAGCCCTGTCGCCCAGCGACGGTTCGGGTACCACACCATGCCAGCCTCCAAGATGGCCGACGAGGAGTGGGCCCGGGCCACCTTATCACGGTCTGGGCTATATTCTATACAGGGAATGTTGGCCATGCGCAGATCCTGGATCAAGGACTGCCCTGACGCCTTCTTCTCGACCAGGACCGCGTCAGGCTGCCACTCCATGTAGGCCTCCTTTGCCACCCGGCGAAGGGTCGGGTAGGGCACGTGATCCCGCCACATCTCCAGCACCATGGCATTCTGGTGGCCCTTGTTCTCGAACACACCCCACGTCGTCCGGGCCGAGAACGAGGCGTCGTCCTTCTCGGAGTACGCGGTGTCCCACGACTGCAGGACATAATCGAACACCGGCAGCAGCAGGTTGCCCTCGCTGTCCTGCTCATCCCAGCAGTTCCACCAGCTGGCGCGCAAGATGCCGCCGCCCTTGGGGGCTGGCCGCTGCTGCAACTGCCCAGCCGCCGCGTAGCTGCCCATGCTGTTCTTCAGCCGCTCAAGCGAGTTCTTGTCGAACTGGTCAGGCCACAACAGCTGACCCTCCACCTTGCGCGGGTCCTTGAACCCAATGCTCGACTTGACTGGAAACGGAAACTTCTTCTCGTACTCGGCCGGCAGCACCAGGTGGTCCCAGTCCTCGTACTCCTCCTTGATGATGTGGCCTGACAGGTCCCGCTCATGGATCCGCTGCATGATGACAATAAAGGCCCCGGTCTTCGGGTTATTCAGCCTGGACTGCATGGCGTAGTCCCACCACTCCAGCACCCCCTCACGGGTGACATCTGACTCGGTCTCCGCCACGTTGTGCGGGTCATCGATCAGGATGATATCACCACCCTCGCCGGTCAGTGCCCCGCCGACCGAGGTGGCAAGCCGATAACCTGACTTGTCGTTCTCATAGCGGCCCTTCTGGTTCTGGTCGCCGGTCATCTCGAACTTATGGCCCCAGCGCTGTTGATACCACAGCGACTGGATCAGGCGGCGGCACTTGACATTGTCGCGCACGGCCAGTGGGCCGGCGTATGAGGCCGCCAGGAACTGGATGGCAGGGTTCTGGATCCAGACCCAGGTCGGAAACGACACGGAGACCGAGATCGACTTCATGTGCCTTGGGGGGATATTTATAAGGAGCCGGCGTATCTCACCACGGTGCACCGCCTCAAGGTGCTCACAGATAGCCTGGATGTGCCAACCGTCCACGAACTCCTTGCCAGGCTCCATGATCGGCCAGGCCTGCTTAATGTACTCGTGCAGCGACTGCTCAGCCAGCTCCAGCTGCACCTGTTGGAATAAGGCCGACGGGTCAGTGCTGTCAAGCATTGATTGGAGGTCGGTCTGGGTCATTCTTCCACACCAGTACCAATAAACTTATCCAGCTCATCGAGTTTATCAATTAAGGTTTGGCGAACCTCGCCAGGAGAAGCTGTTTTGCTGTCCGTCACCTCGCCCCACCTGTTTATAACGTTTGACGTCTCTTTTTCAGCCGCCCTTATTACGGAGAATAATTCTGGATGACTTTTATCGTTGTACCCCATGTCAAGATACGAAAGACCTAAGTCTAACAGTTCTTTAGAGATACGGTAATTAAGCATAAAATAAGGATCATCGACTCTGGATTTAAACTCCCCCAAGGAGTCTCTAAATTCAGAGACGGCCTTTTTTGGGTCAACAGTATCAGGTCCAAACAGGTCAGGATCTTCTGCCCGGGCGAGACTGATGTCGTCATCGGTATAGTGTTGAAAGCGGAGCAAGTCCTCATAATCTGGTATATACTGCTCAGCAGCATCTTCAGCCAACTCATCCATCCTATCCACCAGGTGGCCGAACTCAGGATCATAAGTCTCGGATAAACTGTATAGGTCCTCAGGGGTAACAACACCTGGAAGCGTGACCATTGGGTCCGAAAAGTTTGGCATAGTCTCCTCACCTTCCAACCAGCTACGCCACAGCTCTTTAGGTCGGCCATCCTCAGCATAATAAGTGAGGTTATCCTGCCAGGCGGGAATATCTTGCAGCAACGAGGTTGCCTCTTCAGTCTCAGCAGGCGACTTTAGCCGCTGGGCCAAGTAAGAGGTCATCTTATCCTCGAAGCGAGGATCATCATAGGTTAAATCACCAGTTTCTTCGTTCCCCATACTCCATATATTAAAATCATTTTCCCAGCCCACATCAGCTGGACCTGGCTTTGTTTCTAAAAGTGGTGTTGCCCTCGCCAACAACGGCCGCACAGTTCGCAGGATCCGCTCACGACTCACCTCAGGGTAACTGCTAGTCATTACCTCAGGTATCAGGTTCGCCAGGCCACCGAAATTACTCGCCATCGAGCCTGCTTGCGCGGCATCACGACCAAGGCGGAACAGGTCACGGCGACTCATCTCAGCTTGCAGACCCTCCTGCCTGATGGCGTCCAATGCCTCGGCCAACGAATAGCCTGACTCAGTCAGCGCACGAAAGAGCTGCTCGTCTTTACCGGCCAACTGCTCAGGTGCCACCAGCCGCTGCTGCTCAGGCACGACGAGCGAGCCACGGTTCGGAGCCTCACGGAGGTTAAATACCGACCGCAGCCGGTTCAACACTCCAGGTGATGGCTTCCAGACGGGCATCAGGCGCTCGCGTAGAAGATCTCAACGTCACAGCTGGCGGTGTCAGCGTCCATGGTCATGGTATCCCACTGGCCGAAGGCGCTGAACGCTGAGCCATTGGTGAAGGCCTCAAGGTCATCGTTGTACAGGATGAATGATTGGCCAGCCTCAAGCTTCACATAGAAGGTGTCAGCCGACGTGTCCTTGAAACCGAGGATCACGAAGTTGGTCTTGTCCAGGTTCGTCACCCGCAGGTACCGCATGTCGGTGTTGATGAACTGACCGGCACCGGCCGCTGAGCCAAGGGTCAGGAACGTGGCGGATGTGGTCGTCACCGTCACGATGCGCCGGCTGACCTCGTTGATCGACTGGACTGAGAACTTGGTCGTGCCACCACGAGGCTGGCCGTCCAAATTGATGTCCTCAGTGATCACCACCTGCATGGTGGCTGAGCCTACATTTGATGTCATTCTTCGGTCTCCAGTAATGAGAGTGCCCCAAGCGGTGCCACACTGCGAAGTAGTGGTCCTCTGAGGCCGAATACCTCATCAGGTTTGTATTTGGGTATTGGCTTAGCGCCAAGAGATTTATAAAAACCACGGTATCTTGTTGTTGGCACGAATTCCATGGTCTTATTTGGATGTAGGCCAATAACCTCCTTCATGATCTGAGTGCCGCCACCTGGTCTCATCGAGCCTAAATACTCTCCCCACAAATCCTTGCCTGTGTCCTCGTAGATCATACCACCTGACATCAAACCCTCGTCATCAATCCCGACAACCGATCTCCAGTCCTCGTTGTCAGGTCGCGTGCCCATAAAGTTTTTAACCTTGTTAATGAAATCCCACTTGTCTCGATCATCATTGGACCGGCTTAGTCTAGGTCTCTTCGGCAGCACTAAATCCTCAATATCCTCTACATTCCACCCCTCTTTAGGTACCGGAGCGTGAGACGTAGTGAATGGTATATCAGAGGCAAGCAGTCCAGAGTCTCTAAAATTCTGAAGTTGCGCTGACGGAATAGTGACTGTCTGGCGAGGCTCGCCCAGCAGCTCGGCCATTTTCATGCGATGGCGCCCACTGTCTACCGACTTACGGCCAGTGCTGTCTATCCGCAGTGAAGGTGCTTCAAACGGGGTCTTAGGGTTGTCTCTCAACCAATTAAAAAGGCCGGTGAATTTATTAGCCTCATACCGTGACAATGGCTCAGCGTATTCTTCACCCCAGGCAACAGGGTTGACCTCAACCTCAGTGAATGCAGGAGACGAGAATTGATCGCCGCGGGTTACCGGTCGCTTTCCTCGTTTAAATAAACCTCTGAGTTTACTTGGTGTTACGCCAAACAAGTCTTCGATCACGTATCTAGCTGCGCGTACACGAGGATCAGGCATCTCAATTCACCATCTTCATCTGAATGTCATCGTCATCATCACCTTGGGCCACGAGTGTATGCGCTAGCAACGTCTCCAGGGTCTTGAGGTCGCCGCGGCCCAGGACGGAGAGGTCAGCAACCGCCACCAGGTGCTGCTGTTGTGTCTGAATGGGACCGCCGTTCGCGCCTGTGACCTGCTGCTGCTCAGGCACCTTGCCCATGCCACGGTTCAGGAGCTCCTGCGCCGCGATGAAACGGTTGTGGAACTCCGGGTCGTTCTTCATCTCCTTGAGGAGCTGGGCAATGACCTCGTCGGCCTGCGCCAGGAACTTCAGCTGAATGGCTGCCTTAACGTTGGCTATCTTTACAGGCACACCCTTCTTGGGGCCTGCACCGGCGCGCTTGCCGCCATGTCCATTTTTCTTAGGGACTGCTGCCATGCTTGATCCACAATCAAGTTTTTAATTAACCCGCAACCGGTTAACTCTCGGTGTTCAAAACACTGCATACCACCAGGTGGTATGCCACGCAAGCCATGCGACGCAGCACTCTACCACGATTGCCGCTGCAAAGAACACCACGATTAGGCCGAAGTCCCGCACTCATCCTCCTAGCCACTCACGCCATTTATCCCCGAGCACCTGGAACGCCAACTTGTTCTTGGTCACCAGCGCGTCGACCACGTGCTCATCCACCGTGTCCCTGGCAATCAGGTCCACGTACGTCACCTTGTTCTCCTGGCCGATCCGGTGTGTCCGGTCCTCAGACTGCAGCCGGTACTCCAGGTTATAGCCGTTCGAGTAGTATATCACGTTGCTGGCAGCCGTCAGCGTCAGGCCAAAGCCGCCAACCTGCGGGTTGGCCACCAGGAACTGGCTGTCGCCCTCGCAGAACTCATCAAGGGCAACAACCCGGTTCTTCTCAGATATGCCACCATGCAGCGGGACAGACGGCCTCACCCCAAAATGCTTGCTGATAACGTCAGGCAGCCGGTCTAGGTTATACCTGAACGTCGCCCAGATAATCACCTTACCGGTCATCTCGTCCAGCACATCAAGCAGGGCCTGGTCGCGCTGGCTCTCAATGTCCCTGATCAGGCCGTCATCATCCTCACGGGTGTGGCCACAGACAATCTGGTGCAGTCGCTGCAGCTTGGTCAGCGCCGTTATGGCCGTCACCGTCTCCTCATGTTCAAGTTCGATGAAGGCCTCCTTGGCCATCTCGTCATAGGCGTCTCGTTGGGCCTTGGTCAGCTCAACGTCCCTGGTCTCATAGACCTTATCAGGCAGGTCCAGACAGTCAGCCTTAAGGTGGTGACTGCTGAAGGCCCTCATCTTCTCACGCAGCTCATCCAGCCGTTGGTAGCCAACCACCTTGTTGAAGGACCTGTTGGGCCCAAGAAACTGCTTCTCAATGATGGCGTACCGGTTCTTGAAGGCGAAAAAGCTCTTGAACCCCAGCAGGCCCTTGTCCAGGAACTCACACTGGGGGTAGACGTCCAGGGGTGACTGGGTGATCGGGGTGCCGGTCATGATCCGCCTGACCACAACCGAGGCATGCCTGGAAAGCTTGAGCAGCTGCTTGGTCCGCTTGCTGCCTGCATGCTTGATACAGCTGGACTCGTCAAGCACGAACATCACCCGCTCAAATGAGTTCAGAAACTCAAGCACCCGCTTGAGCCCCTGGCCCTTGGGGTTCGACAGCGCCTCCACGTTGACCAGCAAGATGGGCAGTTGGTCCTTAGCCTTGTACAGCCCAGCAAGCCTCAGCCTGTCGGCCTTCAGCCAGTAGCTGGTGTGCCACGCCACATAGGGCTCCTCCTCAAGTGGCCAGTGGGCCGGTATCTCCTTCCTGGCCCAGTTGAGGTACACCCCCTTTGGGGCCACCACCAGGACCGCGTCAACCCAGTTTTTACAATGATACCAGGCCGCCTGGTCGATGATAACCTTGGTCTTGCCGGTCCCCATCTCCATGAACAGGGCCCAGGCAGGCTTTTTGTTCGACCTGGTCAGCACGTCCAGCTGATGGTCATATGGCTGCATCTTGAAGCCTCGCCAGCCCTCAGGCCTCTCTTGTTTTGCCATGCTCTCCTCTCTTTAGAATGATTAAAGCCATCAAGATAGTATCAAATGTTACTAATAGTGGCTCTCAACCTGTAGCCTAACGACAACTGCCTGTCATCTTCCTACATCTTATCACAATTTCGCAAATCAGCCAACCGACCTTTTTTAGTTGTTCTTTATAATCATTCAAACCTGTCTGGGTAAACGTCCATTCTGTCTGGGTAAACCTAAAAAAATGTGGTTTTACCCAGACAAGAAAAAAGTGAATAAAAACAAGTACTTATCTCTCTTTATTATATATATAATATAATATATATATACTAAGCCTGTACCTTTTCTGGGTAGTCTGGGTAGTCTGGGTAGATCGCGATATCGTGTAGGCTTTTGGCCCCCGGAAAAAACTTTTCCAGAAAAGTCCAGAAAAATTGGAAAAAGGCCCAAAAAGCCGAGGCAATATAGTTACCCAGACTACCCAGACTACCCAGAAATTGTCTCTAAGTGCTTGATCTGATTATCATATTCTTGTCTGGGTAAAATTGTCGTTTAATTCTTTACCCAGACAGGCCTGGTTTACCCAGACAATCTCCCCTAGATACAGACCAGGCCCGCAGCCACCTGGGCCCGGGCCTGTGAGGTTATTCACCTCAAGTTTAACAGGGAGGCTCGACGAGACGTCGAGTGATCAATCACGATCACATGCATAGTAACATGTTTTTTGTGAGAAAAAACAGAAAAATCCTAAATTAACTCCATTTTCTCTCAACAAACTGGCTGTGCCCACATTGCATGCACGTGGCGTCGATGTCAGCTGGCCCCTTCTCTCGCGCCCTGAGGGCCTGCGCCACCTTCTTGGTCAACCAATCATAGTTGTCCGACATGCCAGCCTCGACGCGCCTCTGCATGGCCCTAGCTATGTCCTGGGCATGTAGGTGTGCCTCGTCCACCGGCGCACGCCTGGTGGCCCTCATGTGGAGGAACCTCACCTCGACCTCCATGAACTTGCCCAGGGTGTCAGTCATAATGGTCCTTGCTCCTGCTCACCGCGTTCATTGCGCAAGGTAGACCAGTGACTCCTCAGGCACGTCTGAATATATGTGGAACGCGGCCTGGGTGCCAGTGGGCCCCTGGTTGTAGTCGATGTGCGTGGCCTTGACGGTGACGGCTGCCTCTGGCCCGTTACTGCTCAGTGGCCGCCAGATCCGCCAGGTCTTGAGCTCGTTGTCCATCTTTCATCTCCTCATCCACCATGTTCAGCACGTGGTCAGGGAACCGATACCCCATGGCCCTGAGCCATGTCAACCGATCCCTGAATTGGAATAATGTCTGGTCTATAAAGCTCTCCCCGTCGGCCGGCAGGCCGATGGGCTCGAGCGGGATCGTCTCCAGGTCCTTGATCGTGTCGTTGTGTTCCTTGCAGAATAACGCCACGGCCTCAGCGTCGTTCCTGTCGAGTATCGCTGAGAAGTCCGGCGCCCCGGGCCTTGGCTCACGGGTTCGGCGCTGCGAGGCCACGTGGGTCTCGTACCCCAGGACCCCACGGTAGCAGTACAGGTCGCACTGCCAGTTCAGGCTGCTCCAACGACAGTAGCTCATGATTTGGTCTCCTTGATATAGCGTCGCTGTTGTTCCCTGAGGATCTGCTCGAGGATCTTGGTGGTCTTGATAAAGGCCTGCAGCAGCTCGGCGTCAGGCAGCTTTGGGATTGGCGTCCCAGCCCATTTGTAGTCAGTCATTGTCACCCTCCTCTGTCTTTGGCGGTTTACGACCCTCAAGCCTGTCGGCAAACATGTTAGCGATAAAGGCCACTGACACTGCCAGGGTCCTTACGCTGCGGTCGTATTGATCAGGGTACTGGGTCATGTTAGCAATAAACGTGCTGGCGCAAAACTCACAGAGGTTGCGGTCCTCAAATTTTGCTAACGGCGCCTCCGCCCCACAGCTGTCGCACAGTTCGATGTAAGTATCAACGACTATATATTTATACTGCTCGTCGATGGTATCATCCTCGTTGTCGACGTTATAGCCTATCAACCTGTTGACCTCAGCGTCGGCCCGTTCGACCGTGTCAGGGTCAGCGTAGCTCAGGTCCCCGAACCCGCTGACCGAGTAGCCGATCAGCTGCGCAAACTGTTCACGGTCCTCGGCAGAAAACTCACCTTTTTGGGCGGCAGCGCACATCGACAGGTGGTTCATGTCGAATGGCCCCTTATCAAGCAAATACTCGACTATCTTGTTCTTCCGGAACCTGGCGACGCTCTGGTCGTCCAGGTAGACCGGCTGCATGGGATGGGGTTTCATGTGATCATCTCTCCTCTCTATAAGCTACCCAATCATCCACAATTTTATGTGGTTTGTAAACCGATTAAAGTGATGTCGTGGTAGAGTTGCTGCTGCTGGTAAAGTAGACATGCTGGTAGCGAATCGTCTCGGTCAGGCTTCGGTAGTTCTTGAGCTCATGCCTGACGGCCACGCAGACCCTGACCTTCAGCTCGAGATCCTCGACCTGGTCGTCGCACCTTCTTATCTGCTCGTTGGTGATTGCCTCGAAGATGTTCGGCTTCTTGTCGTCCCTGGTGATCCTGTTGATGATCTTTTTCAAGAGCGTTCGCCTCTCCCGGACCTGGCCCAGGGTTTCGCCGTGGTCGCTACGGCTCTGCTCGATGACCTTGAGCATCGCCTCTACCAGGTCGACCTCGGCGTTGAACACAATCCCGGCCTCGATGGCCTGGGTGTACAGGGTCGCCAGGTCAGCGGTGACCCGCTGGGCCATGGTCAGCTCGGCCTGTTCACTGTACTCGCCATCTTTGTCGTATTTCCTACGGCGGGCCTTGTCCCGCAGGACCTTGTAGGCCAGGTCGACCTCGCGGAACCTCTCAGCACTGCCACCAGGCATGTCAGGGTGCAGCTGCTTTGCCAGCCTACGGTGGGCGGTCTTGATGGTGGCGTCTGACGCGTTGCGCCTGACCCCGAGAATTTCATACAGGGTTTTCAAAACGGAATATCCTCTTCATGGTGGCCGCGCATGCCGGTCAGGTCGAGCTCGGTCACCGCGTCCCAGTCCAGGGCCTTGCCAAGCTGCTGCTCCATGAAGATCCGGCAGCCCTCAAGGTCCTCGATCGTGTAGCCCCAAGCCCGCTTGACCTCGCCCTGGCCGTACTCACCTGGCTGCTCCAGCTTGACCCGTAGCTGGACACCAGAGCTGGCGGTGTCCGGGATCATCCGCCTGAGGCGGCGTGTAAAATGAACCTGGTTCAAACGGCGGTTGATCCCGAGCTCCTTCATGTCGTCGATGTAGGCTTGGTGCAGGCTTGCCGTCACGACGTGACTGCCCCACTCGCAATGGGCTGGCAGCTCGCCCTCCCGAAGGAGCTTGAGCCACCAGCCCAGCTCAGGGGGTAGACTCTCCAGCTTCTGGTTGACCAGGCCACGGGTCATTGGCACGTCGCGAATGTCCCGGCCTGAGTAGTCCCGGTGCATCAGCTCGTGGAGCATGGCCTCGTAGCCGCCGTTCGTCAGCTCCTTCTGGATCTTGCCGAAATAAACCCGGTCCTGCATCTTCTTGTCCGACACCTCAAACACCGCAAACCGGCGTTCTTCCAGGCCTGCCGGCACTACCCACTCATTGTTGCTGGCGACGATGATGTGTAGCATGTTCCTAGCCTGCACGACGTCACGGCCCTTGCCCTCGATGGTCAGCGTCGGCTCCGTGATGATCGTCTTGAGGACCCCCTCCCCCTGCTTGTCCCCAGCCCAGAATGCCTCATCAGCAAACAAAAGTACGCAATCACGAAGATGCTGGTTGAAATGACCAAGAATATGCTTAGGTTGGGATACATGAAGAAAATGCTGGCCAAACAAATGACCGAGAGCCCGAGCAAGGATACCCTTACCGACTCCTCTCTTTCCCTGGAGCACCATCGCGACCTCGGCCTGCTTGTCAGGTTCCTGCACAGCATGCGCCATCCAGTCGAGGACCCACCCCGCATGTTCCTTGACGCCATGACATACCTCCATAAGAATGTGATCCTTGAGTGTGTCCCAGCTGCCCTGTACCGGGTCAACCCGGAAGCCCTGCCACAGGTTGTAGTGGTCCGGTGGGGCGTCGCCCTTGGGGACAAACACCAGCCGCTCGAACTGCCGCCGCCGTGAGTGGGCCAGCCACCAGCTGCCTAGCTTGGCGGTCTGCGGGTTGCCCTGGGCGTCGAACCCGATCAGGACCTGTTGGTTGCTGAAGAAGTCCCGGAACGCCGTGAAGCTCATCATGTGGTGCATGCGTCGGTCCATGGCCTCGTCCCAGCACTCCTCGGCCACGACCGTCTTGTTGCCGTCCTTGATGACGAAGTAGCGCTTGTTTATGTCGGTGATGGCCTGCTCGGCGTCGTCAGCGCCAGGTGGTGGCGGGGCCGACTCGTTGGGGTCGGTGGTGCTGGCCTCGTTGATCAGCTTGCGGACCGCCTCCTCACCGTCCCGTTGCAGGACGTCGTTGATGTCAGTCTTTTCCTCGCCGTCGTAGAGGGCAGGCCGGCAGGTCAGCACCTTGACGCCCTGGCGCCTGAGCTTGTTGAGCTGTTTGGCCGAGGCCTTGGCCGCCTGGCTGTCAGGCGGGTCATGGTCGAGGACGACGATGACCTCGGTGCCAGCCGGTATCTTCAGCCTGCCAATGTTGGTCTGGCCCAGGGCCGCGATGGTCTGGTTGCCGGTGGCCTGCCAGACTGACAAGGCGTCCTCGACCCCCTCAGTGACGCAGATGGGGGCGTGCCCTGGCAGCAGGACCCCGGCGCCGTCGAGCTTGCCGGTCGTCTTACGCTGGACCTTTAACGGGGCTTTTTCCCCATCGTCGAGGAAAAGCTGTTGATATCCTTGTATGACACCTCCGTCGGAATATGCAAGGCCGACCATGGCGCCATAGGTCTTACCGGCGAGTTTTCTGGCGGCGGGCTGGTATAGGACTGTTGGTGGAGGTAGGGCTGTAATCCCACGGCCAGCAAGATACGCCGCCGCCGGGCTCTTTTCAACAGGGACAAGTTGTTTGAGTAGGTCGGCATGTTTTCCTGCTCCGTTTACCTTGCCACGTACCTTGTGCGCGGTGCCATCCCAGAGGTCGCGCTTGGCGAGGACCGCCATGATGTCGTCGCGCTCGCAGCCGGCGTAGCACATGACCCCAAGGCTGCCGTCCGGGTTTTCCCAGAGCGATAGGCTTGGCTCGCTGTCGTCGTGCGACGGGCAAAGGCATGACCAGCCATTACCGGCCTGCCGGCCCTTCAGCTGCCGGGCGATTTCTTCAATTGTTGCCAAGTCGTTCTACCCCTAGAGCGCGTGACCTGTATAGACCTTAACACATAATTTTGTGGGTGTGTGCCGATTTATTCAAGCACGGTAATCCTCCAGGGCATGTCTGGTAGCCTGACTCCTATACTGCCATGGGCTTGCCTTGCCTTGGCCCGTGTTTTTTGAACAATTCCAGCGTTCAGGCTCATAAACCAATGGTGATACGGGTTGGTGTCCGGCAACGCCCAAACATAATCATTTAGATCGCCGACCTGCCAGACCGTTTTTGGGTAGCGATTATCCAGCACCAATGAGCTCTTTTCTAAATCAACGGTGCAGACCATATGGTAACGATCGGCTAGGCTAGAATAAGTATGGCCCCATTGGTCAGTAAAAGGTTCAACACAACAGGAGGTCAGGTTCACTAGATCTGGTGGAACACCGCTTTCCAAGCAGCCAACATATTTGCTCATGCCGAAGTTGTCACAGTCGCCATACCACTTGACGCCCAACACTGACTCATTCCAATATGATTTCCAATAGTCGGGCATGTGCCATTGTTCACTATCTCGTTTGTAGGTGCCAGTGTCCTCGACTATCTTGTGGACTTCATTGGCGATGTCTTCAATTTCATTGTCATCCATCTTTTGGTACTCTTTCTTGGTTGGCGGTGTAACGTGCAGCACGATTATGAATTTCAGACAACGGCAACCTACTATCGGTTAGATGCTGGACCCACCGCCTATAGAGACGGGCTTCCTTTTTGGTAGGCCTCCTCCTCACTGGGCGTAAATCGCTGAAATCTATTAGGTCATCCATCATCCTGTCCCTTTTTTAGAAGCTCGTCAGCCTTTTCTAAAGCGTCCTGCATACTCCATCCCACCTTGTACGCGCCAACCACTCGTTGAAGACAGGCCCGCAATTGCTGGATCTCATCGTTTTTGTCGAAGCAGCCCAAACAACCTGTTTCGCTGTCATTCATTATCTTCATTCCTTATTGCTTTAGCCAAGGCGGCTCTTGCTGCCTCGGAGATAATGGCTGGCGCGGTTAGCCTGTGGTTTTCCACGATCTTTGCAGCCCGGTCTCGCTCATCTCGGAGGGATTGGGCGGCGCGGCTAAAACTCAAATGCCTCTCCCGCACATCCCAAGCCCTACATCTTACAATCTCTTCAGCGAAGTCCATCACTCAGGCTTCTCATTGGTGCAGACCCACTTCTCCCATCGTTCAGGGTCAGCGCACATGGCGGTGTGGCTGGCCGGGCTGGCGACGGGCTTGCCGCGCTCCAGCTTGGTCGGCGGGGTGCAGCCGGTGAGCAGCATACCAACCACACTCAGCCACAGGAGAAAGAAGGTCACAAAGAAAAGCCGTGACACTTCTATTGTCGGATCGAGTAGCCATCTGCATATCCTCATTTCAGTCTCCTATTTCCCAATCATCAGCGACAAGGTCATCCAGTCTCGGATTCCAGGGCCAATCTCCGAGGTAGATTGTCTCATCTCTCAAGTGGAGGCCGGACTGCTTCATCTGGATTGGCCAGGATGTACGGCAAGCGGTCATGCCGGTGGCGAGGGACCGAAGGAGGTGCGGGATGTTGAGCATCCGGTCACGGTCCTTGTCCTTCAGAAAATCCGGCCACCAGGGGCCTTCCTTCGCAATTGGCCCCGATGCCATCATCTGGTCAAAAAACTTTCGTATGGCTTTTCTTCTAGTGACCATTGATCAACCCTCCAAAAGGTAGTAGGTGGCAGCCTCGTAATCCGGCCAAGGATCCACGCGACTGCCACCCATGACGAGCCTATCCCGTGGTGCAGGCTAAAACGGGATTTCGTCGTCAACCTCGTCACCGCCTTCCGACGGTGACTCAGCCTCGGAGTCGGCAGTCCCCTGACGCGACTCCTGCACCTTGACGATCCCGTCAAGGATTGCGGCGTGGAAATGACGGCCATCGACGTAGAGCTGCTCATCGTCGACAATGCCCTCGGCCTTGATGTCCCAGTTGAACCAGTCACCGTCGTTGTTCGACTGAGGCACCGTGGTCAAGTGATAACGCCCACCGAACGTCGGCACCTGGCCCAAGGTACCATCAGCCTTGGTGTACCTGAGGGCTGCCATCAGGCTGACCCACTGCCGGCTCTTCTTGAGCTGGCTGCTGGTCATGCTGATCACGCCCTGTTGGGCACCATCCTTGCCCTCGACCAGGACGTAGTGGTACTTCGTCTCGACCAAGATGTTGCCGTTTGGCAGCACGTGCTTCTTGGTCTCCTCGTTGTACGTCGTCCGGTGCTTGATGGGGTCGTCGATCTCATAGGCCTGGATGAACCCGCCGCCACTGTCACGCGGCGTCCACTCGACCTGCTTGGCGATGAACCCGCACGGTGTGACAAAGATACCATCGTCGGAGTCTACGAGCTCCTTTGTAACCGTGTTGAAGATCATCCCCTCCTCGGCGCCCTTGATGTAGGCCCCATTCGACTTGCTTGCCTGCGGGCTATTCGACTGCAGGATCGTCAAGAACGGGATGGCCATGTCATCGGTCGTCACGTTCTCCATGCCAGCACCGCTGTCCTCGTCGAACAGCGTGGTCGTTGCCGGCACGTTGGTCTTACCCTTTTTGGCAACAGCATTCCTTGCCATGAGTGCATACTCCTCTATGCTTGTGGGTCGCCAGGCTCATCCCCGCCTGACCTGGGGTTTTTATTCTGCCCTCTCGATCGTGGCCTTCTGGCCGATGAAGCCGTTGAACATCTCCAGCGGCACGGCCTCGCCCTTGGTGAGCTGCTCCCGCAGCCAGGCCTGCAGCGTCTGCGTGTGGACGCTTTCCTTCGCGGTGTAGTTGTACCCCTGGGCCTTGAGGTCCTCGAGCAGCTTGGCAGCCTTGGCGTCCTCATCCTTGCCGAAGTCTGTCTTGACCTGGTTTTTGATCAGGTCCCCGTGCCCGTTGTCGCGCAGCCAGGCCAGGGACTCCTCCCCCTTGGCCCCGGCCGGGATGCTGGCCCGGTAAAATGGCTTGACCTTGACCTTATTGCCGTTGCTCAGCGGCACCTCACCCATCCCAATCTCGGTCAGGGCCTCGGGCAGGTCGACCGTGCTGACCTTCTGGTGCTGGGCCTTGAGCTCCTTGACCCTGCCCTCCAGGTCCTCGATCTCGTCCTCGATCTTTGTCTGGAACTCGGCCAGGTTGGCGATCTTGGTGATGGCGTTGCCACCAACCACCTCGACGTCCTTGCTGTCTGCCTCAAAGTCGATGGTCATTGGTCTTCTCCTATGTCACCGAACAGGATTGGTAGCCTATCCTTGAGCTTGGCCAATAGGGGCCTCATCAGGTCCTGCATCTGTGGGTGCGCCGCCTTGGCGGCGCGCAAGGTCAGAATGTGTCGCCACTCCCGAATGTTCGCCGTGACATCGATCTCCGTCTTGAGTGAGTTGGGCAGGACGGCGCGTGCCTCCTGTGGCTTGGCGTCGGCGTCAAGCATCTGAAAGTAAAACCCTTCAGCCTCCAGCATGGCATTATGCCAGGCCCTTTGATCGATAGTCAGGATATCAGGAACTCCATCATCCCACCCAAACCATGACGGGATGATAAAGGTGCACTCGCCCCCGAACTTGCCGTCGGCGTAGTTACAATAGCGTGTGCTCTCCTGGGCAAAGGCCGCGATCCGATGACGGACCAGCTCATGGGTGACGCCGCGGTCAGTGATGAACCGGACCCGTAGCGACTGGTGCTCGAGCATGGCGTGGTGGCCACGGCTGATGATCGACGCCACCAGCTTGTCTGCCGTGCCTGTATCGATCTTGTCCTCTGACTTGTAACAGAGGCGGGTGGACCGCTCCAGCTCCTCCATAATCCGACCGGCATTCCAATCGTTCAAGGGCGTCAGGATCTCATACGACTGGTGAATGAGCCGCATCTCAGTATCTCCCGTCGAGCCTGGAGACCACGTCGAGCACATGGGCCGCCTCAGGATTTTTGTTGAGTACCTCAAGTGCCTCCTCGATCTGGGCCAGCTGCTCCTTGAGGGCGTCTCGCTGTATGGTCAGCCGCTCGGTCACACTGGGCCTGGTAAGCGTGTGGCCACCCAGCATGGCAGCCTGCTTCTGGCCCTCTATCTGTGTCATTTTTCTTCTCCTCTCTAAATCTCATAGATGTCAATCAGGACCGGGATGTATGTTTTCTCCTGTCGGTCCCATTTAAGCACCTGAAAGCGTCCGCTTGTCAGGTCTGACGCCATCGCCGTCGCCGTCGCCATGTAGACCGGGTCACCGATCAGAAGCAGGTAGTCGTCTGACGTGATGTCCCGCATCTTCTCCTCGAGCCTGGTCACGGTCGGGGTCGTGTCGACCAACGGGCCCTCGCCCGGTGGCAGCATGATCACAAGGTCACCAAAGGCCTTGGCCGGTTGAATATTTTTATTGGAGACCTCCTGGGTCACGAAGACGGTTGGCATCAGTTCTCTCCTCTCTTATAAGGTTACTATACCATTATCACTTATTGTGGAAAACTAACAAATTACGGGTAAAGGTTTCCCAATCATCATTGTTAAGTTCATCCACTAGTATTAGCTCACGATTTAGGGTGTTTGCCCGCCAGTGTTTAATCACCTGAGTGTCCCCATGAACAGTATCAGTAGAAACTATACTGAGCCCCATATTGTACCTGTTTAGTCGCTTGGCGAAGCCATTTTGGGTACCTGACAACCTTGGTGCCATCCCGGTTCGTTGGATCTTCAACTCGACCATAAACAGGCAGTTATACCCCATGACCAGGCAGTCTGGCACCCCGGTCACGGTGCTGGTCTCAAGCCTGGTCCAATACAAGTCAGGTTTGGTCTTGCGCTTGAGCAGTTGGTAGAGCTCGGCCTCAGTCGAGATCATCGGCCTGGTCCTGGGTCAGCGGTTGATAGGGATCGTGAAATAACTTTTGCTCCAGCAAAGTCATCCGGGCTTGCAGGTCGTGGACTATGGCCTCGACCTCCTCGATCAACCTGACCGTCTCCCACTCTGCCATATCGTCCTGACCGACTGGGTCAAGGTCATGGTCGCGTAGCTGCTGCTTCCGGGCCTTGGCCAGGGTGATCAGGCCCTTCCGGGCAGCTGACAGCTCGCCCACCGAGACCGAGTTGTTGCGGGCCTCCTGGCCTAGGTCCCTGATCTCCTGCCGGTTGGTCGCCAACACGCGGCGCATGCCACGGTTTTCAGCAAGCAGGTCGAGGTACGTCTCACGTTTGAGCCACATTCTTGCCTCCATCTTTCTTGAAATCTTGCCAACTGCAGATAGACCATAGCACAGCCAGCTCATACTGCAGTTTTGGTGGATCGTGCCACCACAAGGCACAGATGCCCGGCGACAGCTTGAACCACACCTCCCACTTGGTCACTCGTCGACACCAAGTGACGCCAAGGTGTCCTTGGCGTCGTTAACCAAGGCCGACAACTCGATGCAAACATACGCCTTGAGCCTGGTAATAGCGTTAACGCTGAAAAATGACTCCAGCGCTATGTGTGTCTTGTCAGCGTTGACCAAGGTGATTTGTAGCGTAGACTGTGGGCCAGTAACCCCGGCCTTAAGTTGTTCCAGCTGTTCCAGCTTACGGATGACCCCAGCGGCGTTTTCGATGTCTGCTCGTTTAACCATCAGAAGTGCTCCTTGAAAAGTTCATCTATGACATTGTACAACATTCCGGCCGGGATTTCCATTCCCTCGCCACCTTCGTTCACTATCCAGACGGTGCGTGGTGAAGAACTGTATACCTCATACCGCTGCTCGTTCAACGGCACCTTTAAGATGGGCTTATTCTTGGCGAGCCGGCGCTTCAACCGGTCGATCCTGGCGTTGCGCCTAGTGATCGCGTCGTTCAGTTTACGCAACTCCATCATGCGCCTCAGACTTTCGTTGATCAGGTGGCCTTGGGCAAGCATCGCCGCCTCATATTTTTCCTTCCAGTTGGTCATGGCACGACCCTCCAAAATAAAACCGCCAGGCACACGGCCTGGCGGTAGATGATTAGATCATGCTGGCCAGCTTGATCACCAGCTCCTTTTTGTTGGCCTCGGCAGCGAGCTGGATCATGTCGATGATCTCCTTCTGCTCCAACCCGTTTCCGCTGCACTTCCCGTTCAGCCCTATCAAGGCCCACTTGGCAACCTCAGGCACCTCACCTTGCCTGATCCAGGTATCCCAGACACTGTAGCCTGAGTAACCGATAGCCTTCATCACCTTGTCGATACTTCCAAGGCAATTTACTGCGTCAGACATCATAGCATCAACAGTAAGAACGCCGACCTTTTTGGATCTTCTCATGCTTCTCTCCTCTCTATGCGCGGTCGATCTTCAGGATCCCATCCTCAATGAGGCGGGCACGGTAGTAGCTGAAGATCCGCCACGGGTCCTGCTTGGTCTTGAGCTGGGCAGCAGAGCCCTGCAGCTTTTTCTTCAGCCGGTCGTATGATGGGTCGCCCTCCTTTTCCTTGAGCTCCCGGATGGCGTCGACAATGACCTTGGCTTGACGCGGCAGCTTGGCGATCACCTCATCCGTGGCCCCGTTGATCTTGAACACCTGGTTGGCGCGCTTGGGGCCGGCCTTGATCTTGACCACCTCACCTTCAGGGGTCTTGCGCTCGTATGGGTCCTTGCCGTGGAGCAGGACCGCCCGCCAAAGCTTGTCGGCTGCCGCAGTCTTGTCCTTGGAGTACCTGGCCTCCTCGCCGGTCAACTTGCGGATCTCGCCTTCCAAGGCAACCTTGGAATAGAAGTTGGTCAGGCCGGTCGGGCCAACATGGACCGGTGTGCCTGCCATCGTGAAGGCACGGGCCCGGCTCACGGTGTCGAACTTGCACCAGTTGCCTGTCGGCATATGGGCAATGGCCTCATAGTCAAACGTCGTCATTTCAACTCTCCTCTCTATTCTGTCCGCCAAACCCGGACACCGCCTTCGACGGTGCGGGTGACGAACCTCATGTCTGGAAACAGGCGGCGGTAGTAGCCTACCACCCCCGCCATGGACTGTATGTTGCGGCCTTCAGCCAGGAAGCTGTCACCAACCTCCATGTCCTTGAACGGCCACTTGGTGTTCTTGGGCCTAGATACCGGAACACCCTTTTCGATTTTTATATCAGAAGGCATCAGGCTGCCTCAATCGACTGGCCAAGCTGGATGCTGTCACCATAGATCTTGCCGGCCGTGACGCCTGCCATATTTCTGGGGGCACGCTCCCGGGACTTTTCTGTCTTGGTTTGCATGTTACTGGCCATCCAGTCGGAATTCTCAGCGGCAGCCTGGTCATACTCGACCACCATCGGCAGGTTGGTGCCGCCCTCGGTGGTGATGCCGTCGGCCTTGGCAGCCTCAATCATGTCAAAGACACGGCTGCAAATTCGCCGACTGGCGCCCTTCATGAAGGCCGTGACGAAGGCAGCGCCCTCGGTCTTCTTGTGGCGATAGGCCTCATGGCCGACAGCCTCAACCACCCAACGGGCCATGGTCTGGGCCGTCTGGACATTGTGCTGCTTGCCGATGAAGATGTGGGTGTTGTGGTAGGACTTGACCGCCCAGGTGCCATAGACATAGTCACAGAAATACAGCTTGGCGATGGCCGAAGAAATCCGGCGGGCCCAGGGGCCGCCCCAGTATTCCACGTCGCTGCGGTCGATTTCGGACTTGACGGTCTGCACATCGGACATGGCCAGGTTGTGCTCGGCCAGCATGGCCTGCACCTTCTCCATGGCGGCAGCCGCCTCATTCTCGTTGGGGTTGTTGCCGGCCAGGGCCAGCAGCTTCTGCACACGCTCTACGATCTTCTCTTGCTCGGTCATGGACTCTCTCCTCTCTAAGACCAATTCTCGTAGGCCCAATATATCAAGCTGCCTCAGGCGTGTACACAAAAAAATGTGGTTTAATTTATCTTTTTAATCTCACCCCAATTAGGCCCCAGCTCCACGTCCACCTTCAAGGGGACCTCCAGCTCCATGCAAGTCTCCATGATCTCAGCCTGCTGCCGGGCCTCAGCCTCGCTCGAAACTGTCGAGTCGAGCTCGTCGTGCAAGGTCAGGTGCAACAAGCCAGCTTTTTCGCGGTGACACAACACCATCGCCCGCTTGATCATGTCGGCCGACGAGCCCTGGATCAACTTGTTGAGGGCCTTGAACCCGAAGGTCCGACGCAGATGCGAGTTCGGCCACTGACGCTCGGCCTCCTCCCGGCGTAAAGGTTTCTCGTCGTCGCGCATTTCGCCGTAGGGCGGCTCCCAAAATGGAAAGTGGCATCGGCGTCCTCCTAGGGTTATGATATAGCCTCGGTCCTCAGCAACCTCAGTGCATTTTTTCGCCAGGCCCTTGACATACGGCACGGCCTCGTGATAACCGTCGTAGACGTGACCAGTCTCACCAACGGGCACCCCTGCCTGGATGAGGTTGGTCTCCATCAACGCCCGTCCCATCCCGTACGCTGCCCCAAGATTCAGGGTCTTGGCTGGCTTGCGGGTGATGCCGGCCATGTCTGCCACCAGCTGATGGTAGTCGGTGTCAGGGTTGTCGACATACCGCTGTTTAGCGACGGCTGCCCCGATCATGTTCATCAGGACCGCGTAGTGGACCGTGACACGTGGCTCCTGCTGACTGTAGTCGTTGCAGCACCAGATGCCACCCTCCTCCGGGATAAACATCCGCCGGATTATGCCGGCAATTTCTGGGTTGTTCTCGGTTGACGGCATGGTCTGGAAGCCAGACGACAGGCGACCAGAGACGGTGCCGCCCTTGTCGTCCTTGACCTGGCGAAATTCCGGGTGGACGTGGTCGCCAACCACCTGCCTGAGGATCATGTTCTCGAGGTAGGTCTTACGGGCCTTGTGGAGCTGTCGGCCCTCAAGGACAAGTGGCGACAGCTCGTCTGTCTGCAGCTCTAGCCACTCCTTGGGAAAGCTACCGTTGCCGGCGGCAGTCTTGTTAAACGGGATGCCCAGCCTGCTGTAGGCCCTGGCCATCGAGACATGCGAGTGGATGTCGACTTCCCCGGCGAACTTGGCGATCCTATCGAGCACCTTTTGCTCACGGGCCACGAAGTCATCTCGTGTGGCCTCTACCTTGTCAACATCCACCCGCACCCCGGTGAAGCGCATCTCAAGCAGCACCTCAATCAGGTCGCATTCCAGCTCGAACACACGCCACAGGTCCTCGGCTATGAGCTGTTCTTTTTGTTTCTCCCAGATCCGTAGTGGCAGCTCAGCGTCGGCCTCGCCGTAGGGCCCGACGAAGGCTGCCGGAAGCTTCCACAGTCCTGACTTTGGGTCAACACCATAGGTAGTCGCTGCCTCGCGCAGGAGGGTCTCGTCCTTGCCCTCGCCGAGATATTCCAATGACAGCGCCTGCAGGCTGTAGGAACGCTTGTACTCATCGATCAACGGCTCCGCTACCTGGATGTCGTAAAATGGGCCCTGTGGCCTGATGTCCAGCGTCCGCAGCCACTCTAGGTCGTAGATGATCTTAGCGCCGACCTTAGGGGTCTTGGTGCCTAGCTGCTCCCTGGTGTATCTGATGACCTTGTCTCGGTCAAGGTTGCCGCCACCAGCGTGCGCGATGGGGTAATACCGACTACCGTGTTCCTTGGTAGCCAGGGCAATTCCAACAACCTCACCATCACCCCTGGCGCCACCTGGACCGAGGTCCATGAGGTTGGGGTCACGTGTCTCAAGATCGACTGAGATTTCTGGCGCATTACGAAGATCCGGGTAGTCCTCAGTGGGGGACCATGTCACCGCCGGCGTGAATAAAGGCAGTTGGCTCAAGGTTCAGCTCCCTCTTGCTAATGAAATGCCAGTGCCGTCCCTGGCTTGTCCACTGGGCCTTGGCCCGTTCGGTATGCTCTGAGGCGTATTCCTCTGAGAACACCATCCGCCCGGCCGACGTGGCCATCAGGGCGTTGACGCACGTGATGCATGGGCTGACGGTGCAGTAGACCGCCGACACCAGCATGTTGTTGTGGCACGAGATCAAGGCATTGATCTCAGCGTGGATGGCGCCGCACAGGTCGAGGCCCTGGCCTGGTGGCTGCTCAGCCCCTGGGCACGGGGCATCAATGCAGTGAGGCATACCAGGTGGGTTGCCATTGTGACCAGTGGCCAGGACCCTGTTTGCTGGGTCCACCAGCACGCAGCCGACCTGCCTTCGCACGCAGGTGGCACGGGTTGCCACCTCGTGGGCAATGCGCAGGTAATATTGATCGATGCTAGGTCTATTCATCGTATAACCCCATTAGCCAGTCTTGGCCATAGGCCTCGTGAATGTATTGACGGGCAGTGCTGCTATGTGTGCTGGACATTTGTAGGTACTCAATCAGGTCGAACGGGTCACCCTCATCATACCACCTGGTCATGTTGATTTGAACGCTTCTTGTCTCTTCATCAGTGGCCACATAGACCCCAGCGTCCAGGCAGTCGTTCACCTTCTTCCAGTTTTTCTCGTAGAGGTGGGCCGAGCCTGGGGTGATCCGCAGGTTACCAAGCTTAAGGCCGACGCCGCGATTTTTGTTGAGCAACATGGCCACCAACATGGTGATGCAGGTGAAGTTGAAGGCATCATATGGGATGCCGAGCCAGGCATCTGACGACCGCATGGTCACCAGGCAATGCAGCCGGCCACCACGGATCAGCCACTGCATCGCCACGGTGCACGGCACGTCCCTGCTGCCTGGTGGGTTGGGCCGCCAGATGGTCATGACCGCCTGCCGTGAGTTGTCGTCCAGGGCCAGGTTTTGCACCACATACATCAACTGATCGATGACCTGTGGGCCATACGCCCCGGCGAACATGTAACCATCGTCGGAAAACTGCTCGATATTTTTAGACAGATCCTGCATCTCCCGGAGCCGGTTAGAGCCAGATAGGATCCAGGCCGCCTCGCCCGCCATGAACCGATAACCCAGCTTGCGGCCAGGGTTCAGCAAGACCGGGTAGTTCATGTCGAATGTAAACGGCCGGCCGAGCAGCTCCACGGTCGCCATGTCGCGCGGCTTGGAGGCGGCGCCATGGATCATAATGTCACGGATATGCGAGATCCAGGCCTGGTCGATCAGCTCGGCACGAGCATCAATTGGAAAGTGCATCTTTAAGCTCCTCAGCGTAGGTTGAGACGTCACTGTGATCGAACCGCCTGGCATGCTGCGGGTGCCGGATTTTTTCATGGAAAATGTGAAGATCATGCAGCTTGCTGCTGGCGTTAGCCCCCAGGGCGATGACCTTTTTGCAGTTGTCGGCCACCTCCTTGAGCTGCTCAGCCGTGGTCCCTGGGTCATTGGCGTTCATGAGGCACATCTCCTCCTCAGGGATGTAGGCAGCATGCAGGGCCTTGGTCAGATACAGGCTGCAGCCGCCGTTCTCATAAAACGGCCAGTTGAGAATGTGCTTCTTGCCGCTGACGTCACCTACCAAGAGGGTAGATCTGTTCCCCACCCGGCCGGCCAGGTTGCCCCAGTTGGGGTTCAGGCCTGGCTGATAGGTCAGCCCGTCCCTAACAATCTCCAGGCAAGAAAGCAAGCCCTTGACACAGGACTTAATGTCCTTCTTGGGGTGCTTGGCGATGTCATACTGAAACCAGTGAGTATCAGTGATGACGCCCCCCAGGGCCGCCAGCTGCTCGGCGTAGCTGCCGGTGTTGGGCCTGGTGACCGAGCCGTGAACCAGGTTCAAAAACCGGTCTGAGACCTCGGACACATCAGCATACATCTCATCCCGACTTTTCTTTAGCTCACGGTGGTTTGCCACCACCATCTCGGTTGGCGGCGCCGCAATCACGTAGATGGCCCCAAACCGCAGGAGCATTCTATGCATCATCCGGGTGGCAATGCCGATGCCCACGCCATCGCGGTAGGTGTCGGCATAGATGTTTTCGCTCGGCCACAGGCGATCGACGACCACGGTCTTGATGTCTGACAGCGCGATGGCGTTGATCAGGGCGTCGGTCTGATACCGCCACATGTCCCAGGTCGGGTCGAAGGACAGGTGCATATACTTGCTCTTGTCCTCGCCAACCTCGTCACAGATGGCCTGGGCCAGGGTGGTCTTGCCAGTGCAATCACACCCGTCAATTACAATAATGCCGGTCACTACTTCGGCTCCAGCCCCAGCAGCGGCCGCAGGTCGGGTGGCTCCCAGCCGTCAGGCTTGACCACATCGAACTCGCTGCCGCGCTTACTATCCTCGGCCGACTCAGCCCGCTCCTTCCGCATGTTAGCCCAGTGTACCTCTTGCCAGCACGCCTCGAACGGAATGCCCATCAAATACGCCGTGCCGAGGGCGACGTAGACAAGGTCGACCAGGGCATCAGCCGCACCCTCAAGGTTGCCAGCCATATGGGCAACAACCAACTCGTCAAGCTCCTCCAGAAGAAAATCTTTCCGAAAGTTGAAAAGATCGTCTTCAAGCAGCTTGGGCTCCGGGTCCAGGTTCTCGAGCCCGAACTTCGTGTGGAAATCCTTGATGTCGTAGGTAAAGCTGGTCATCTTGCGAGTTCCTTCCATTTATCAGAGCTGGTCCACGGCCCCTCGACCTTGGCCAGGGGCTTGAAGCGTCGGGCATATGAGTCGTCTGCCACCGTCAGGTGCCAGAGGTTGTTGCGGGAAAATTCTGGGTAGAGCGGTGCAAAAACCGTCGCCAGGACGTTCACGTCGTAGTAGGTCCTGAGATCGTTGAAGATGTCCATCAGGCCATCCTCCTCGAGCCGGTCCTTGTAATCCCGGATAGAGGCGAAGGTGCCCCAGTTTCCCTCGATGGCAAAGCCCAGGTCCTCGAGCAGGGCCCCCAGGGCCTCACGGGTAATCTCGCTGACGTGGTTGCCAGCAGCCCCAACCCGCTCGTCGTAGCATGGGGTAGAGATGAAGAAATCGGCCTCTAACAGCGCCAGCCGGTGCATGCCGGCCAGCATTTTCCTGGCAGCACCTGGCTCCACATGCTCAAGCACCTCAAATGAGATGACCACATTCGGGGCCTCGTCGTGTCCGTAGTCACATGGAAATTCAACCCCAGCCACGGTCGTGATCGGGAATTTCCCGGTGTGAAATGGTGACAGGTCCAGCTTTTTGTTGTAGTCGATGCCGATGTAATGCTTGGGGATCAGGCGGCTGGAGTAGAGCAGCTTGGCCAGCGGCAGCTCCTTGCCGCACCCGACATCGAGGATCACAGCGTCCTTATAACGGCTCTTCTCGTTGAGCCACCTGCAGACATGCGACCATCGGAAGCAGTGGGCAATGTAATCACGGTGGATAAACCCACGGGCCTCGGCCTGGTCGATTGACAGGTGGGTGTTGTCGATCTCCTTGCCACGGGCATTTGTCATAATCTCTCCTCTCTATTCCTAGCCGTCGGCCGCACACGGCGGCCGACTGATCGGCAGGGAGTCACATGACAACCTCCAGGTCAAACATGAGTCGCTAGGATATTATGATCGTACACAAAAAATCGTGGGTATGTAAACCTACAAAAAAAAATGGCCCCACACCATGCAGGGCCGAGTTTAGGCAGTGTCGTCGGGGGGAACCTTCGACCACCGCCGGCCCGGCCTATCAAACCTGCTGGGAGCAGGCACTCTGGGGGAGAGAAAATAGGCCGGGCAGAACTGTCTTAGGCGGCGTTGGCCATGTCCAAGGCGGTCTCCAGGGCCTTGGCCTTGATCTTGGCGCGTGAGCCGAACCAGGCGGACTCGAGGGCGGTGTCGCGGTCACGGCCGGCCTCATGGTCGGCGAAGTATGTCACCGCGTTGGTCAGGCCCCAGTAGGTGCCCTTGCTCGACTTGAGGTCGGCACCGGGTTGGGTCTCGACCAGCTCGAGGACCTTCTTGCCGGTCCGCTTGAAGCAGTCAGCCAGTGGCAACAGCTCGTTGTCATTGTTGGTCGGCGGCTCAATCAGGAGCTGGGGCTCGAACACCCGGGCGATGAACTCGTCACGCTGGTCCGAGGTGTATTTGGCGGCTGCCAACAGCTCGGCCTGCTGCTCGAAGTCGGCCAGGGCATTCTCAGCCAGGCCCAGGGCCTCCTCAGCCTCGAACTGGACATCGGCATCGAACGCCCGAACATGCGGCATCCTGAAGGCCATGCCTCCGCTCATCGCCATCTCCAAGGTGTTATTGCAGACAACCCGGACCGAGGTGAACTTGCCACCGAGACTTTCGCCCCAGACGTGCGGGCTGTGGAGAAGCAAGAAGCCATGCACCTCGTCGCCACCCGGCAGGGTAAAGCCCTTGCGGATCGACGCCAGGGCCCAGATCTTTTTGCCATCGAGCAGGGAGCCTGCGGTGTGCATCTCCATGTCGCCGGCATCCACGAACCGCTTAAAAAAGTCCATGACCTCGGAGTTCTGGGTCGGCACGAACCTGGGACCGCACGGCCCCAAGACCGCCTGGTCGGAGTCGCGGACCAACGCCCGCAAGTTGCCGGCCAGGCTGTACCTGCCCTTGTCGTCCTTGGCCCGGACCTCACGGGCGGAAACCGTCCAGTCCAACTCGGCCGCCTTGAGCATCTCCTCAGGGGTCAGGTTGGGGTCGACCTTGACACCTAAGCCATGCCAGGGAAGATCGCCCGCGTACGCCATCGTCTCAACTGCTGCTGTCATCGTCTTATTCCTCTCTTCTCTCTAAATGTGGGCACCAACTAAGAGAAATTGGCTTCTTAGGTTCCGCTAGGTTTCTGTGGTCCGTTGGCGGCTACGAAGCCGATGGGGGCTGCAAGTGTCGCCTTGTCCCACCCTTTAACTTACCGCTCCGCGTCATCTTACCTAGCTTTATGGGAAACCTTATCAGGGCGTTTAAGGATCTGATCCAACCTGCGCCGGTTATGCCTTGCGGCCCGGCATTTTGATTTCTGTTTGCGTCAAGCATGCGCGTCCACTTTCCGTCTAGTTTCTCCTCCACCAATTGCTCTCAGCGTCGTAGGCCTATTAGGCCACGTTGCCACAGGCGTGTACACATAAAAGTGTGGTTACGGTGAAATTAATTAATCATCCACCAGCGTCAGCCGTAGACCTAGCTGCTGGCAAATCGATCCCAGCACTCGCGTGCTGGGCTGGGTGTCGCCGTTCTCAATCAGGGTAAGCGTGTTCAGGTGCACCAGGGCCCGTGCTGCCAGCTTCTCGCGCGACCAGCCCTTCTCAAGCCTGCGTGACTTAATCCTGGTTCCGATTGAAGGTGTGGCGTCCATGGCTCCCATGGTACACCTCCCACATAATTTTGTATACCGACTTTTATTTGGGCTGCTGCTGCGGCCCAATATACCGCCGTCGCACCTTGCCTCGTACCATTGGCGACATCGACCGGTACAGCTTCTCGAAGGCTGGCGACCTCGGGAGAATGTCAGTGACTGGCGGCTCAAACATATACTTATTGACGTCCTTCTCAACGTCCTTGACCATCAATAGATGGGATAGCCCCATAATCCCTGCCTCAGTCGATGGGGCAAGTTGTTGGAGCTCCTTTAACCTGGCCAGGCCGGTCTCACTGGTAATCAGATCTGCCATATTGTTAAAATAGCGACCCTGCAGGATGCCGCGTACATAATCAGTCATTCGTGACGGTGTTCGCCAAACCTCCAGCGAGTCAATCAGTGGGAAGATCAGGGCTGGGGCCCCACCAAGCTGGTTCTTCTCAGACGCCCTTTCAAGGGCCTTGAGCCCTGCCTGGTTATAGGCCGTCAGCGAGCCCTCGTTCATTGCCCGCCCGGTCGCCTCCAGGACGTTGGCCAACCACCTCATGGTCTCCTGTATCTCAGGCCGGTCCTCCAGGGCCGCGTTGATCAGCTCCCGGCGCTTGGACTTGGCAGGCCCGAAGATGGCGTTATAGAATGTCTTCCCCACGTTGACCACAGACCTGTTGGCCTCATCTGGAACCTGGTCGATGCCCTCCTGAAGCCAGGAGCGTAGCAGGCCATAAAACTCCTGCTCACGGTCTGCCTTCTTGAAGGCCTCGCGCAGGGCCCTGACCGTGGCAACATCTGAAATATCAGACTGAAAGGCGTATCTGGCGGCACGGAGCACGTTATCACCCTCGAGCCCGGCGATACGCCCGGTGGCTCCCTTTTCCAGGGCCGTGACCTGTGGCATCCCCTCCTCATAGGTTTTGCGGGCCTCAGCATATCTTCCCTCGGGAAAATCTGGCGTCTTGGTTGCCTCATTCGCCTTGTCCACCATGAACTTGCGGAAGGCCTTCAGATGGTTGATTGTGTCAGTGTCGACTGCATTGCGTGGATCTTCACCCCACTTGACCTGGGAGTCGATGATTTTTTTGACGCGGTCCAGACCCTCGACCGAGGTGTCCGGCACCGTAATATGCCTGGGCGAGTCAGGAACATTTGGGTCATAGTCAGGGTTATTTTCACGGCGATAAAGGTGCTTGCGGATTGCCTCGAGTGCGTTTCGCTGCGGTTCTTTCAAGCGATTGTTATCGAGCAGGCGGTCGAGCTCGCCAAGAATTTCTGGGGTATCAACCTCATCAATCTCCTTGGAGGCGTCATAATGAGGTTTAGCTTGCTTTCTTATTTCATCTTTTTCAATTTCGATAGCCTTTTTGGCGGCGTCACTTGCTGCCTGCCTCGCCTCAAAAGTGGCCTCACGAGGTGCTAAAGCGCCTAGCGCCTCATTAACGGCCTTGCGGACCTGCGGATTGCGGACATCTCGCATCCACTCGATAATTACATCGGCTGATGGTTCAAGGTTTTGTAGGTGCCGTTGCTGGGCCACCAGTGACCGCAACCCTGTGGCCTCGGCTGGAGTCAAGGTGATCCCAAACCGCCGCTTAGCCTCACGTGAGAATTCTTGAGCGGAGGCCAAGGCTTTGCGACTGAAGTCACGCACCAAACCTCGTTCCATAAACATTCCGAACAGCTGGGCAACGCCTTCGGCGCCACCCTCCTCGGCTGCCGCCATAATCACATCGAACGGCACGACCTTTTCATCAGTCATCTTAGAACGGAGGAAATCATACGCCGCCCCAACCGTGGCAGCTCCAGCCAAGGCACCCTTCTTACGGCCCATGCCTAATTTTTTACCGATCGCCGCCCCAACTGCCCCAGCAACACCTTGGGTGTGCTCTGCCCCTGAGGTGGCCAAAGCTGACGGGGCGTTCTTGATGTTTTTAAACAACCGGTCCATCAGGTCCGACCAGCCTGAGGCGCTAAACATTCGAGGGGCCTTGACCTCGACCTTGTTCAACTGGCCAGCATCATCCTCATAAACTAAGTCACCTTGATATAAACCGAAACGCTTGCGGGCCTCAGCCTGATCCATGTCTGGGAAAAAATGCTTGGCAAAAACATTGACCTTGTTCTCAAGCAGCCGTGGCCATGACGCTTCGAGCCGGACACCAGCTGGCGCATCTTCCTCCATGCTGGAGGTTATAAGCGGCTTGCGAGGCCCGCGAGTAAATTTAGGGCGTTGGGCCATTAACGCTTGTTCCGGTTAAACCAAATTTCTTCGCCAAGCGCGCCGTAACGTTTCCTAAGGGCGTCAGAAAACTGTGTTGGGTCGGGTATTTGCCGCTGTAGTACTTTCATCTCAGCAAGCAGTTCATCCTTAAGTGACCCAGCAGTGTTTTCTTTTTCCCATTTTCTAGCAAACCTTAGCACGTCTCTATTCGACGGGATCTTTTTCTGCTGGTCGCTTAATTCCCAATTAAAAATAGCGTCTCTACGCTTTGACTGACGTTGAAGCCCAATCCTCGTGTAGTGCAGCATTAACTTTAGGGCGTCTGGCTGATCACCAAGCTTATTAGCCGCCTCGGTGATAAAGCTAAGTTCCTTATCAGACAAGGCGCCTTTCAACTTGGCCGTCAGGTCAAGGACGCGGCGCTTTGAAATCTTTGAAAAAATTTCCTGCTCACTGAGGTTTGCTGTTTCTTCCTCTGACAAAAGCCCAAGAGCCGACAGCCCGGTTCTCAGACCCAACAACCGCTCCTCTCTCGGGCCAGCCCTCATGCCGCCCTCAAGCAGGTCAAGCATCATGGTCGTATCAGTCAGCGTGTCACTTGAGGGTATTGTGGTTAGCCGGTTAACCTCGTCGGTGTAACGTTTAACAGACCCTTGCTTATCCTTGGTATTCACTTTGAGGTCGATATTAGTTGCACCTCTGGAGGTTTGGTATTTCAGCAGCGCTGCCTTTTGCTTTGGGTCGTTTTGCCAATTTGGAAATAATTTGTTCCACTCTTTAATGTCATCAGTGCTGGTGTCCATTGCCTTTGTCATGGCGGCCAGCGCAGCTATACGCTTCAGCACCAGCTCCTCAGCCTTGGTCTTTTCACCAATCCGCTGGGCCCGCACGGCCTCGCTGGTCTTGAATCCGGTCCGCAGGCCCTTGCCGATAGCCGACAGGGCCGACTCACCCGGCTTGGCCTGCATCATCTCCAGGCCAGCGTCGACCATCCCCAGCATCTGGGCACGGCGCGGATCCTGCCGCCTGTTCCATAGTGAGGCGGTCGGGTCGTCTTTCGGGGTTTTCGGGGTCAGCATGGCCTGCAGCGCAGCCAGTGAGCTGGGCTGCTTACCTAGCGCACCTAGGGCCCCAGCCGCCTGCGGCGTCACCGCAGCAGAAGAAAGCCCAGGCGCCACGGTGCTTGGATTTATCAATGGTACCTGCGCCGGCGCAACCGCCCCAGCAGTCGTCCCAGGCCGTAGGGCACCCTGTGTTGCACTAGCCACCTGATAGCCGGTGCTGCCAAGTGGCTGTCCGCCAAGCGCCCGCCGCGGGTCAGGTGGCTGATTGTCCGTTCCAAACGCCTGCAGCGCCGGGCCACCAACGGTCATCGGCCGCTGCGTGCCGTGGATATAGGGGTTATATGCCATGTCTACCCACCCGGCCGTTGTGATGCTGTGGTGTTCGGGTTTTTCATCAGGTTGTAGCCACCATAAAACGCACCTAGGGCACCAACCCCCTGGGCAAGCGGTGATGGGGTCGGGATGAACTGGGTGTTGTAGCCTTGCTGCTGGGTACGTGTCTCATACGGGATGCCCTGTAAGGCCCCAAGAGCAAAATTTACCTGCCGGTACGGATATTCGCGCCCCTCCAGGTAGTCCTGGTAGGCAGTGTCAAGGTTCCGCTGGCCCTGCTGTTGCTGCAGCCCACCGGATTGAAGTAATTGCTGCACATCAGCCGCCCCCATGACCGAGCTGAGCTGGCCAAGCTGTGCCATCTGCGAGCCACCTGCCATCATACGTTGGGCATTTTCATTAAAGCCTTGCCTAGCAGCCTCATAGCCAGCCATCCCGCCCTTCAGCTGGGTGTCGGCGATCGCCAGCTGGCGGTTACGGTCGATCTCAGCGTTGAGGATACCGTGACGGGCACCGCCAAATGATTGGGCCCCGACAGCGGCAGCGTTTGCCCCAATTTGCCGCTGCCCGAAGTCACGGTTCAGCTCCTCAACCGCCCGGTTGGTCACCAGCTGCTGGTACGGGTTCATGTAATTCTGAGCAGTTTCAGCATTCCACGGGGTCAAAGCACTACGTGTAGCAGCTGCCCCTTCGGTAATATACGGGGTCGCGGCGCCAACGTTGGTGCTGGTAAGGTCAAAGGCTTGTTGCTGTTGGGCAGTAATCGGCGCGACGCGAGGGCCGCCATACGGGTCAAGTGGCTGCTCTGCCAGGTGCTGGGCCTGCCCAAACAGCTCCTGGCCACCCTGTGATACCCACTCAGGGATCGAGGTGTTCTGAAGCACACTTGACGGCGCCGCCCGCTGCTCAATATTTGTCGCGCAAAGTCCACCCATGCCTACTCTCCAACGTAGATACTTCCAACCGGCCTAAAGCCCATGCGCCGGTAAAACTTGTCCTTTCGCTCCAGGTCCTGGTCGCCAAAGACATGGCCAACCTGAAGTGGTACTTGAAGGGTCTTGGCAGCCTCTCGAAAGCCCTCCATCAACTGCACCGCGGCCTTGGTCTTACGACAACCTGGCACCACGTAGAACCACAGGTCACCAAGGTGGCCAGCCGTCGAATACCAGTGGCTTGAGACATAGCCACCAATCGAGCCAACAATACAGCCCTCCTCATCTTTTGCCACCAGGGCCACACCTGACAGCACCACGTCGGCTACCACGTGTGTCGTCTTCGTCCAGTCGATCTCTGGCAGGTCCTGGCCCTCGCCGTGCATGTGCGCCAACAGGGCCAAGATGCCACTGATGTCGACAAGCGAGGCCCTGCTATAGCTGAGCGAGGCCACCAGGCATACCACCAGGTGGCATTCCGGCCGGGTCTTGAGGCATTGGCCCAGGGGCAACAGGACCTGGCATAGGACCTGGCATAGAACCTGGCATAGGACCTGGCATAGGACCTGGCATAGGACCTGCTGGTCCCTGTGCACCCTGCACGTTGTTCTGGACCAGCATCTCAAGCACCGGGATCAGCTCCGGAAATACCTTTGCCATCACAATCGCCAGCTCTGGCGTGATCGACTGGTCCAACAGGGCCAGCTCCTCAGGGGCCAGGCTGCCAAGGCGGGCATCCAGCTCCTGCATGAAGTTGTCCGGCGCAGGCGTCCCAGGCATCGGGCCCGGGGCAGCCGCCATGTCCCTTGGGCCACCAGGCGCCAGGGTAGGAGGCGGACCCCCAAGTTGATCAAACGCTGGCATATAACTTCCTCCAGTCTCGTTGAATTGGGATTAGGGTGCCGACGACAAGACAGAGTCCCTCGAACACGACCCGGACCCCCTTGCCAAGCAGGTTAGGCCTCTCACTGAAGCCCATCTGGTACATGATCTCATGACCTCTGGCCACGGCGATCGGGGCAACCAGCCTCGTCATCAATGGCGATCGCCGCATCACGTTGACCACGGTCGGGGCCATCAGGTGGTAGCCGCGTACGACCGCTGGCGACAGGCGCCTGGTAAATATCAAATCTAACCGCTGCATGGTCTTAGGCATCAGGCCCTGGGCATGCAGCTCAGTGCAGATGACGCGTCCTGTAAATGATCCAACAACAGTGCTTCCAACAAATGCCCCAATTGGGCCTCCAAGTGCAAAACCAACCACACCACCCACGCCGGCACCTGCTGCCTTTTTAAGGTTCGGCTTCTGACCCATCAACACGTCCATGACCAACGAGGCCGCAGCTGAATAGACCCCTGATACTGCCGGGGCATGCCAGCCAGGTACAACAGGCGGCGCAGCACCGGATATTGCTGGAGTTTGAGCAGGATACGCTGCTGGCGGTCCAGGTGGTGGCAAGTTACCTAAGGTCACTGGCGGCGGAGTACCAATCCCGCCAACCGCAGCAGGTGTTAAATTTGCTTCTGCAGCGTATGGCGACCAGGTAGTTTGAGGGACTGAGGCAGCTATATTACCTCCAACCTGCCCGAGCTGCGCGGCCGGTGACTCCGGAAACAGGCTCGTGGCCGCGTTCTTTAGGTCATTCCACGATGACTGCGCCGCCCCGGTATGGGTCGACAGGGCAAGCGGATCAGCACCAGCCTTTACAGCCTCAGCCGCCTGGTTACCGACATACTGAAGTGCGCCGCCGGCACCAATGGCCGCCAGGCTTTGCATCTCGCCAGGCACCCGCTGGGGATCATACTGTGGTGGAACGATCTGAGGGGCTGAGGCACTAAAGTCCTCGAACTCGCGGATTGGGCCTGGGGTACGCTTAAAGAACTGCATGTCAGCACCCATGCCGCCAGGCTCACCATAGGTCAGCCAGCGCGGGTCGCTAAGCGGTGGTACCTCAAGTGCCTCTGGGGTGTAGAGTTGATAGGTGTTTGCCATCAGCCTAGTGTTCCCTTGCTCTTCATGTCCTCGATCAGGGTCCCAAGCACCGCAAGCCCCTGGGCCAGGGTGTCACCGGTAACGTCCAGGGTACGGTCAGTCGTGCCATTCGCTACAGTATACCCTGTTTGTGCCGGCTGGGACAAAAGAATGTGGATCTGCTCAAGCCGCTCCACGAACTGCTGCATCCACACTGGGTCATACTGTGATGGGGCAATGCCAAGGGGGCCAATTGGGGCACCACTGCTCATCTACCTTCTCCCACTCGGCCGCCAGTCGGCCCTGAGGATGCCCAGCTTGGCAAAGCTCTCCACCTCGCTGCTTGAGTAGCCAAGCCGCAGCTGCCGGCCCCTGATCCGAGCCGAGGTCTTCTCGGTGGTCGAGCTGATCGTATATGTCTTGCTTGACTCAGTGGCATTCGAGTAGCGCCGGTAGTAGACCGTCAGCGTTACGTCGCCAGTCTGCTGTGAGACGTCTGTGATGAACTTTTCGACCAAGAAAAACTGATCACCGGCCTCCGGTACCTCCAGGGTGCCAGACTCAATCGACCAGCTAAGGGCAGCGCCGTTGGCGTTTTTCCCCTTCTCATGGAGATAAAAGTTGCCGCTTGAGTCATAGGCAATTGGGTTGTCCTGCCACGAGCTGGCATCCTTCCACACGGTCCGGCCAAGCGTCCCAAAGGCCCACTCGTTGGTGACGTAGTCCAGCACCACGTAGCGGTCGGGATAGTCAGCCGAGCTGGACGACGGGTAGTGCCACCAGATCTCTGAGAACCCGTCGTTGGTCCCGGCGTGCACCAGGTCTGTCATCTCAAGGTTTATGTCGTCGAACACATGGTCCCGCACTGGACAGGGCAACACCTGGGCCGTACCGTTATACAGGTGAAAGTCAGTCTTAGACATCCAAAAGACCATGCTGTTTTTATGTACGGCAGCATTGGGGCCTACTGGGGCCTTTTCAGTTGCCAGGTGCCTGAAGGTAAACGTAAACGGGGCCCCTGAGAAGATCATGCCAAACAGGGCAGCGTCAGTAAAGAAGATAATCTGGTCACGGGTCTGGACCGCCGCGACCACCTTATCACCGATATGGACCCGCTGACTGCCGGCCGTGTTGCCAGCCGCCGCGGTCCAGGTGGTGTTGACCTCCTGGTCGGTCCATCTGATGTTCAACGGATCGCTGGCAGAACCATCATGCGCCCCAAAGCTGATCAGATGGCGATCGGGCACCGAGGTCATGATAAACTTATTTGTGCTGGGGGCGTTGGTAACCGCAGTCGCCCTGGTCCCGGTGCCAACTGAGGCATCCCAGGTATAGATGCCACCGTCACGCCGGTTGGCAATAAGGTCCTCGCCCCACAGGTCAAACGACCACGTGTTCGCATCCAGCGTCACGGTCGAGGTGGTCCTGGCCGTGCCCCAGGTGGTGCCTGACTCGTTCCAGGTGCCAGCACCCCAGCCAAGCCCAGCCGTTGGGGCCGGCACCCCGGTGCCCAGCAGGTACTCAACCTTGACAGATGCCCCGCCACCAGTGCCTGTGCTCGAGGCCGTGGTGGTCACCGTGATCACGAAGTTGTCGTCATCAGTTATCGATGTAATCTGATGTGCGGCGTTCAGCTCGGTGTCTGGGATGCCGTTCGTCGTGGCGGCCCCAGACATGACAGCATAGTCACCGGCTGCTGCCCCGTGGGCCGTGTCGTTTACGGTGACGGCTGCCGAGCCTGAGGCGGTAGTCAATGGGTCATTGCCAAGCGGGTCGGTCTCGGCCCTGACCGGCGTGATGTCAAAGATGGTTCCGTTCTTCACCACCGCCAGCCGCTGCTCGGTGCCTACTGCCATCAGGTCATTGCCAGACAGGTCACGCCAGATGATGACATTCGACGGCACCCCGGTGGCGTTATAGTCAGTCAGGGCCTCCCAGCCACCAATCGGCTCAGGGTCATTCTGCTCAAACCGGACCTTGTCACCGGTCTTCCAGACAGGGCCCAATGAATAATCAGACCGGTCAGAGTTGATACCAGGTGGGATGTTTAACCGCGATAACGTCATCGTACTCTTACACCTGTTCTCTGTTCAGCTTGATGGTAAAGCACTTGGGGTCGACATTGGCTATGGTGCCACGCCTCTCAGGTGGTAGGTTATCGAGAAATCTAATAGCTACTCTCATTGACGTTTCAACGCAGGTCTTTTGGCTGAAGTACGCCCTGTTGTCATTCAGCGTGACGCAGCCAAAATCACCGCAGATCAAAACCGCTATGACAAAAATAGTGTTCATAGGTCAAATAACTCCCGCTCAGCCACACGGCGCCTTACAAGTCCTCGTAATATTCGTCCACCTGCCAGCCGCCATTTAGGAAACTCCGCACTCGCGCCTTCGATATCTCCACGATTTAACCTTTGCCTAAGAGTAGAAGCCTGGGCATTCCCACTGCCAACATTATAAGCCCAAGACACAAGAGCACTAAACTGGTTCTCTCCAAGAGGATGGTAAAAAAGTACCGCGACCACCTGCTCAAACTTGGCTACCTCCATACTGAGGAGTGTCTCGGCCTCTTCTTCTGTAATGTCTCGATGATCCATAGAAATCCGGCAGCGATCAAAGCCCCGAGTGCTACCGTAGCCCACAGTAGGCACACCAACGGGGTCACGATAAACCGATAGCCGAAGTCCTTCAAAGTGGCGAATAATTTCAAAACCGTCATTGTTACACCTCATCTCAGCCGCCATTTAAACCTTGGACACCAGTTGATCAAGACACACATCGAGCAGCTATCTTGATCGCATACGTCTAAACTCTCGCCCGCCGAACCAGAACGATAGGATGGCGGCCCACATCGCCATGACCTCGTCTGACCAGATGGCCGGCAGGGCCTCGACCATTGTTCTTCCTTCTTGCAACAAGGCAACCAGCGCCGCAACCTCGACGGCAATAAAGAGCAACATAAAAAGATACGTAACCACCGGACGCACTGAGCCACGAAGCCCATCAATGAACGGAATTTTGACCGGACGATCGTGCTTGCGAACCGACTCCATGTCACGAACCTGTGCATCTACGGTCACCATCTCAAGCTTCTGTTCATGCAGTTTCTCCTGCATGGCAATCTGCTTGTCCATCAAGGCTAGCTCGTGCTTCTTATCCTGCTTATCCTGGAAATATTCCATGATCTTCGGTAAGAAGCTGGTGCCAAAGCCAAGCAACGAGCCGAGTAGGGTCAGCATCCTATACCGCCCAGGTGACGACAAGAATGCCGATGATCACAAATGGTAACATCTTACTTGCTCCTTAACTCATCCAGATCGCGCCTCAGGTACTTATTTTCAACGACCAGCTCACGGACATCAGCGTTCAGGCCGTCGAACTTCTTCCACTGCTGTTCGTTCTCTGTCTTGATCTTGTCAACCCGATCAGCCAGTGCCTTAACCGCCTTCTGCACCTCTCCAAGACCGTACTTGACGGCAAACCACGCTGACAGCCCGGCGAAGAGGACCGTGCCGACTGTAATAAGAATACGTATATCATCCATTGTCAATCCGTAGGCCGTGTCGAGGCGGTGGTCAGGGCACCTGTAACCGTGAAGGCACCGCCAGAGCCATCGGCATTGTCAGCGAAGTTGTCAGCGGCCTCGCCGCGGTCCAGGTGAAAGCCGACCAAAGGTGTCCCGACATTTGTGAGTATGCTTGCCCACTCAACAGGCTTGCCGTTCGCGTCTATAAGCAGGCGGCGATTAGCTTCAACAGACAGGTCCAAATATGACTGATCATAGTAAAAATCAAAGGCATCACCATCCCATCTCTGGGTGGTCACATGGGAAATTCCAAAATACCAAGCGGTACCAGTACCAATCCCGACCACATCTCTTTCAACAGTGGCGTTTTTAACCTCTACATCGTCCTGATAAAAATGGAAGTTGGTGCCGTCCCACGAAGACATAATGTGGTGCCAACCAGTTGCAACAGCCGCCGTGGTAGTAGTGGTTGAAAAAAATTCAAAGTTGGTAACTGTTGTATCGTGGTTAATTATCCTATGTGTATCTGAAGTGTGGCGCTGAAGTATTAAGTCACCACCGGCTCCAGAAGAATTTTGAAACAAAGCCAACCCATCCCCGTCTCCCGCAGCGAAATTAAACCAGCCAGATATGAGATGAGTTTTTGTGTTTGCCGCCCCAGTTAAATCTGAGGATATTCTCATGCTGTCATTCGTGCCGTCGAAATGAGCAGCATCTGCTGAGTACCCAGATGACCCAGCCCCGAACCCTGTATATTGCCCATAGAACATCAGGCGTCGTTTCCTGCATCAGTGCTGAAGATGACACGGACACCAAGGAGCCTGGCATCCTCAGCAGCCGTGTCGTTGGCATCTGACACGTCTCTAAACACCCTGAAATAGCAGAGTTGGTCTACTGCTGGTGAGCCTGCAATCGTAATGGCTGAGCTCTCATCAGTCAGGTAAAGGTCCTCTGCTGTTGACTGGTTGGCGTCATCAACAGTGACCGCAGTGCCGAAGGCCACGTCGATTGTGTCACCGTCACCCACAGCTACGCCCTGCATCGCCCAGGTAACACCGTCGGTGTCTGTGGCAGTGCTCGTCCAAACTGCCCTAAAGGTAACTGTGCCCTCGTCCCAGCTTTTTGGGAAAAACACCTGGAACTGGGCGTGTTCATCAGAGCTGGCATCAAAGTCCAGCACCTGCATGTCAGGCCTGCCGGAGGTCGTCTCAACATCTACCAGCGTGGCGCAGCCATTGCTGACAGTCGGCCTCATCGCAGCAGAGGGCACCCAGATGGTCTGCTTACCTGTCAGGCCAACAGGGGTGGTGCTCTGACGAAGAACCCCGGAGCCCTTCGGGATCAGGTCGATGCCAATGTTGGTGTCACCACCACTTGCTGTAAAACCCGGGTTGGAGGCCGCAGCCTCATTCTTCAGGGTCAGCTCGTTCACCGCACTGCCAGTCGCCGTGAACTTCATCAGCTCATTGCCGTTGGTATCATCGAGCCCGAACGAGTTCATGTCGAGATCTGCCCCAAGCTGGGGAGAGGTATCATCGACAATGTTCAACGAGGCCAGTGCCCCGGCCGTCGTGAACAAGATGCTGGCGAACTCGACATTGGTGCCGTCGCAAAATACCCAGGCCAGGTGGCCGTTGGTGATGGTCACGGTGTCGCCTGTCGCGCCGCCAACCGTCATGCTGGACGAGTCAGTCGTCGCGTTCCAGACCAGGTAGGTCTTGGTCCGTAACGGCACGATGATCTGGCGGGTGGCGCCTGGGGTACCAGAGGCCTTAATAATGGCTAGATGTGACTCAGCCGTGGTTGTCGAATTTTCCTGGTACTGGGTATCATCCAAGGTGTAGTTGGCACCAGCCAGGGTGATCTCCGTCATCCCAGCGACCGCCTCCTCGAGGCGCCCGAACAGGGTATTTGCCTTGGTGCCCCAGGTCCCGGAATTCTCACCAGTGGCCTGAAGCTCAAGCTTAAGAAGATCTGATGCAGACGATGCCATGCCGCTGCTCCTATAAAAGCCTGATCAAGGCGTTGGAAAGGTCAGCCGTCGGAAACCCAATTGAAAAGGTCTCGCTCGAGGCCGTAAAATTATCGCTAAAGTCAAGCACACAGACTGCCTTGTTGCTGTTTGACGAGTTGTAGATCAACGCGCCGCGCGCCGTAAACGTGGCACCTGCCCAGCTAGGGTCAGCGAAATCAACAAAGGCAGTCGTGCCATCTGTCGCAATCACCCCGCCGGTAAGCGTGGCCCCACCAGCAGAGTAGCCAGTCCCAGAAATCTCCTCGGTGGTTGTATACGCCGTGGTGCCAGCGCCCAGGGTAGCGTCCTCGGTGTAGAGGGCAATCTTGAACGTGTCAGTGTCGAGGTCGTGCTCCTTGTTGAGAAGCTCCTCCTTGAAACTCGTGCACACTGCCTGCGTTATCGCCACGGATCATGCTCCAGCACTGTTCTCGTTCAAGATGGTCATGCCCATCTCAGCCTGCAATGACGCCAGGCCCTTTTGGTATTCGGCCTCCCAGACGGCCTGGGCCTCTGGGTTCTTGAGGTACTTTTCAGCCTCGACCATGCAGGCGTATAATAGCACGTCAGCTGCGTTATCGGAAATCCAGTTGGTGGTGTTACTGCCAGACAGCCTGGTCTGGAAGTTCCGGCCCTTGATTGTATAGGCATAGGCAGCATCTGGGGTCGGGGCCATCTTAAACGACGAGTCCGACTGCCTGGTGTAAAAGACCGGGATGTCCGTCATCGACGAGTTAGGCCAGTAGTCCTCAAGGTAGCTGTCAGTCCGGTGCTTCAGGTATTTTTCCTCACCTGACACCGTGATTGAAAAGGCCCGTGCCACCCGCATACCAGATGGCACTGACAGGGTCGCCGTGCCTGATACCAGGTTGCCAGTCGACTCAGCCTTGAAGAACGGCAGTAACGGGGCGTCCCTGAAGATCCGGTCCTCGGCACGGTCCAAAAAATCGTCGTTAGCCGTGACGAACTCAGAGTCATCATTCTCAGTCTCAGACTGGATTTGTAGCAGTAAATTTGCGTATGTGACCATGCTACTTCAACTTGTTAACAATTTTTTCAGCGCTGCGGCCGCCGACATAAATCCCGCCTAGCACGGTGATCAGGGTCAGCATCTTGCCTTGTACGCTCTCTGGGATATCATTTGCCGTCAGGCCAAACCAATGAGCGGTGATCAAGACCGTAAAGATGATCATCAGCATCGGCCGCCAGTGCTTTTGAAACCAAGACTCATTCATGAGACTGTCACCGTCACGTCACCAACAAATGCCTGGAATTGTACCCCGTTAAACCGCAGCCCGGACACCCGAACCGTGGCATCGTCGCTATCAGGCCGGGCATGGTGCAAGATCTGCGCGTCCACCGCTGAACGGGGCCGCAGCTGCGGGTGCTTGGCCTCCCACTCATCCTCATGGACCCAAAGCCCGTTCCACTCCTTTTTCAGGTCCCGGTAGTTGACCTTAAAGCCGGTGCGGTCATCAATGGCCTTGGCCTTGCGACCGGAGGCATATTTACGGCGGCGTCTTACCCTGGCCATCTAGATCACCGACGACGGCACGATCCGCAGGGTCGCCCGCTCACGTTCGTCACCCTTGGCCAAGGTAAACGCATTCTCGGCCTGGGTGGTCAGCATATCTACCCGGTCCACAGCCTTCTTGACCGACAGCTTGGCAGCCAGGCCGGCGCATGTAGCCTCGGTCCAGCGGTATGGAATGTCCACGTCAGCGCGGGCAGTATCTACGTCCTCCACCTGCGCCAGCCGCCAAAACCTGAACTGATCAGTACTATTTTCCGGCGTCTGCCACAAGAACACGTTTGGCACATACTGGCGGTCGAACCAAAACACCGTGGGGCGGCCTGTTGTCGTCTTGTCAGGCAGCTCGTGGTAGTCAGCCAGGCTGATCCGGTCCATGACGGTATCGACATTGGAACGCCGCAGCACCGCCGTAAGGACATCCACCGTGCCATCAGGCAGTGGGTACTTGGCCTGCGAGGTGGTGGTCGTGATAATCTGCTCGTCAACCGCCCAGTAGTTGACACCGCGCACTGACCACTCGGTGAACATCAGGTTGAGGCTGCGCCGGGCCGACTCAGCGTCATACTGGGTCAGCATCTGGGCATCAACGCCGCAGCGCTCATAGGCCTCGACCACCATCTCCTCGGCAGACAGGCGAAAGTTAAAGGTTCCTGAGGTAGGCATTAGTCAAATTCCACCCATGACATAGCTGCTGAAATATCAGAATTTCCAGAAAACGAGGTTGCTGAAAGCACAAACAACTCTGAGTTCGTGCTGTCGTGGTTTTGAGTAAGGAACCTGTGCTGATCAGCCTCTTCACCGATCTTCACACTTTCACCAAGGCCCTTTCCAGCCTGACCAGCAACGGCAAATCCCTGCTCAATCGTATGCTCTGGATTAGGTGTGTAGGCAGAAATATCTGTTGAATACTCAATGGCACTATCGTCACCAGCAGATGTCCAGGTTGCAGTTATACCGGTTGGGTCATGAACATGATTTAAATCATAATGGGCGTTGTTTGTAACGGCCATTACAGCCACAGAACCAATCCTTGCTGTTTTTCTATTGGGGCCACTGTCACTCCCGTAAGCGGCTTTCAGTCTTATCGCCAAAACAGGAACAGACCCAGAGGCCGCAGCAACAGTCTTTGGCGCAACCTCATTTGACACTGATGCGCCAAATCCAGCAAGCCGCTCACCACCCTCACTTACCACCGAAGAGCAGATTTCATCCATCGTGTTCGTACCGGATGTGGCGCCAGTATTCGTGATCTCATACCGAACAGGAAGTGACCCGGTGGACATAAATGCCGCTGTGGCCACGTTGCCAAAACCTTCCTCATGAACAAAAATTATGTCGCCGTCTATCTCAAAGCCCCACCGAACATTTCCGACACCCTGCCAAACAAATTCGATAACTAGATACTGCACCTTGGCCAAGTCCAAGGTAATGCCAGAAAGCCCTGACCCATCAATAAGAGTATCCAGATTCCAATCGGCTTGTGCCGTTGGGTCATCAACCACTGAGCCAGATGTGCTAGAACGCCGGACAAGGTTAACCCCGCCTAATGTCTGCTCAAGAAACAAACCGTTCAATAAGTCAAAATACCCCTTGCGGCGACGAACATTAGTTACCGCTGCACCAAAACAAGATGTCAGCGTAATCAGTTGCGCCTTTCCCGGGACATAGGGAATATAACGATGTGTCGTTCTGACTGCCTGATCACCGCTTGCTGAACCAACCTGTAAAACTATAGCGCCCTTATCACGACTGTGAGAAACATTCGACCCTGTGTTGCTGTTTGTGACTGTTGCTGTCGCGCCAGATGTCCCGCCAGTTATCGTCTCGGTGTCAGTGAAATCATTATGGTTGACGGTATAGGTGACCGACAGGTTGTCGCCAGCAACCGCCGTCACCGTGGCTGTCTGTCCAGATGTTCCACCTGTGATAGTCTCCGCAACCTGAAACGGGCCACCAGTGACCGTGCCATGAACAATAATTGCCCCGACAATAGGCTCTTCCCAAAGTATCTTGTTACGGTCATGAATATTTTTATTGAGAAACAAGTTTACAGGGTTACTGACCCGGGTCCTGTTAAACCCGTCAAGAGAGCGAGAGTCTAACGGCGAGTCAGTCCTGCTTATGCCTCCGTTAAGGCCCATCTAGGCCACAGCCTCCTGGATCCGGCGCATCTTGGCATTGGCCTCGTCCAGAGCCTTCTTGGCAACCTTCTTGTCCTTGGCAGCCGCTGCACGGTCCTTTTTGGCCTCGTCTAGGATCCGCTCGTTCTTGGTAGCCAGCTCTTGGCGCTCAATGTCAAGGCTCTCGACCTGTGACCTCAAGCGTCCCTCAGCTGTTTTCACCTGGGCCTCACGTGACGCCAGGGCCTCCTCAGCTGTTGCAAGCTCCGCCTCACGGGCAACCAGGGTCGAGGCATCAGCCCGCTTGGCCTCGGCAACAGCACCCTCCATGGCCTCGACCTGGCTGCGCCTGACCTCGAGCTGGTCCTCGTCACGCTTGCGGCCAGCCTCCTCGATGACAAGGGCGTCTGTCCGCTCCTTCTCCAGCTTGGCCAGCGCCCGCCGGGCCTTATCGGCCTTGGCTGCCGCCTTCTTCAACGACTCCATGGTCACCTGCACCTTTTCAGGCGACCCGAGCAGCCTCATCAGCTGTGTGACTGTAAAGCTCTCGATCTCGGAGTCAACAGCTATTTGGGTTACGGTCATTATCTGTCTCCAGCCGTGTGAAGGTCCTTATTGTGCATGTGATCACGAAGGCGATTTACCGCTCGTTCCAATCGATTATCCATACTTTCAAGCTTAATGGTAGCCGGAGTTCCAGCCTCAATCTTTCGAAACAGCCCACTGACTTGGTTTTCCATCGTGGTAAACCGCTGGGTGAATTTGTCATCCAATGCCTTGTACTGAATGCTGAGAACCGACAGCGCCTTTTCGTTCTCAAACGAGGTCGCGACCAACCAGGATATACCCAAAAGCATGATAGGCACAAGCGCAGCACCGATGGTCTGCACATGCCGCTCAAGCATTGGAGGCCGAATAGGCACACGCCGTTCTTCACCAGTATAGGGTTCATTAGCCATCACGCGGTGTCCTTTACCGCTTCGATCTTCTTGACCGTCTCGGCATCCTTGATGTGGACCCACATGTCCAGCATGTAATCATTTAGCCGAAGGATCCGTTTGCCGTAGTTTTGGAGATGATCGCGGATTTTGCGCCATTCCTCGTCTTCCAAGATAACTTCATCCTCGTCATCATAACCTTCGAGCTTGGAGATCAATTCGCGGGATTTTTCCTGCTCATTCCAATCGGAGAAGGTGTCTCCCTTGGGCGGCATCTTGAGGACATTGATGATCATCTCCTTGTACCGGAGACGCGGCTCCCAGTCATCGGGCATACCGGTCTTGTCCTCGGGAATATCCTTTTCCTCGAATTCGACTACCTTGAGTTCGATCTTTCTTGCCATCGTTAAATTTCCTTCCTGTGTTCGATTACGTTAATTCGTGACTGAAGAACCACATTCTCCTGGGTCAATCGTTCGATCTTTTCGTCCTGGGTTTCAAGGCGACTCTCGATCTGCACCTGTCCGCGGCCAAGTTGCCGGATGGCACCGATTTGTAGACGATTAAGCTGGCTAGTATTGGTCATGTTGTATCCCTTCTGTGCGAGTTGCGCGGTTAATACAACCGAACGTAAGAGAAGGCAGAATAGCCATTAGCATCTTGAAATGTGCCGACTGTATTAGCGACGCTGGCTTTACCTTGCAGTCTAACCTCATCTGCACTATCAAACGTCACGATCCAATGACAATGAATTGTTGCATTCACAAGCCCCTGTGTTGTCTCAGTAATCTCCAACGCCATCCTAATAGTATTGGAAATAGCCGCTGTATCCGACTGGTTGTACAGTTGGACTGCCGACCAAGCCGCCGCATCCCCATCATGGATCATTCTCATATCTGCTAAAATTAGATAGGTTCCGGCAGTTGGTAATGTAAAAGCCATATTCGTAGCATCGATGTCGGCAAAGGACGTACCAAAATGATCTGGTGCATCTGCCATATCAATCGAAAGAGCCGCCGCGTTATCGACACGCTTCGTGGTGTCGTATAAAATCTCACCAGCGAATGTGGCGTTCTGAGAACTGTCTAGGGTGAGGGCATCGGTCATCGTGCCGGATGCTGGACCCGCCGTGCTGAACACCAACCGCCCTTGCTCAGTGCCATCGGTCGGGCTTTCGATGAAAGCATCAATCTTGGCATAACCAATAACATTTCCGCCACTGTCTTTGCCGAGCCAAGACAACTGAAAGATACTGTCGTCAGCCGCCGGACTGGCGCTGTTGCGATACAGATTAAGTCGCACATCAGCATTAGCCGCATCAGAGGCTTCAAATGTTGCTTGGGTGCCACTGGTACCGGATGTATTGAGCAAGCCAGAAGTGCCACTGAATGTTGCTGCACCAGCCGTGACAGTCCCAGCGAATGTGGTGGGATCGGTATTATGCCCAATCGTAATTGTGCTTGCACTATCGTCGTATAGAAGAATGTTGTTAATGCCGCTTCTAATCTGAACATCGTTAGCTGCGGCATGACCGGCGCCATAAAGCCAAATATTTCCACCGTCGCTGTTTCCATTCCCGCCAGCGATAGTCACG